CCAGCAACTCCTTGTACCGTACCAGAACCATTGTGGTAACCAGCAGGAATTGTATATGTGTCACCCTCCTGGACAGTTGCGGTAATTGCTCCTCTATAAACAATATTATCAATTTCAGTAGCTAATACATCTAGCTTGTCAGTACTTTCAGCAAGGCCAAATTCAATAAGTTTGTCCCTAATAGTATTTCTTGCAAGAGATAATCTACTAATTTCAGTTGCTGTACTCATAGATTCATTTCCTTTATATTGTTGCTAACAGAGCGTTTATATTACCTACTTCGGTATATACCGCTGCTGCTGTAATAGGTTTTGTATTGTCTTCTTGAACCGCATTAGCTTTATCAACAGACAAAACGCCGTTATTAGTTATGAGCAGATCACTTCCTACGATTATTCCGCCCAATGTCTCTGTTGTAGCAATCGGTATGTCCTGTACACCAGGATCAACCCACTCCGTTTCGTAGTCATTATCTGTAGCTTTAGCAAGTACTTGTCCAGTAGTACCTCCAGGTGCAATACCAGGTCCAATTAAACATGGGGACGTGTAAGAAGTACCATCAGTTAGTATAATGGTCATCGTTCCGTCGTCATTGAAGACAATGGATTGAATTCCAACATCATTGAATATTTCTGGAAGTGTTAATACACCGCCCTCAAACTGTGAGATAGTATTTAATTCTCCTCCAGTTAATTGAGCGACGATATTTAATTCTCCAACTAATTCTGGATTCACACTGTTACCTCTGGCATAATCTGAAGCAGACCTGAATTATAAGTACTAACTGTTCCGTTACTCATTACAATCTGAACATCCCAGTAATAAATATCACAGTCAATCTCTGATTGAGTATGTGTAATGTGCCAAACAGGAACACCGTCTTGTATACTGATGTCACCAACAAATACAAGTGTAGATTCACCTGAAGTACTTTCATTTACTACAGGTTCTTTCCTTACTTGGACACTTACAGTTTCTCCTTCCTGAACAAGATATTTCACGTAGCGATATTTTCCTGGGACAGACTTGTCTAAAACTCTTTGAAAGATTGGAAGTTCAACATATCCGTCATCTCCACGAGTTAATAGGAGTTTTGTTTTATCTAAGGTATCTATTGTAAGCAATTTCTTCTAACCTCCTACTAATATAACACATTAGAAGTATGTTGTATCATATCTATATACAATTTTCATTCAATCATTTGTTATAATGATTATATACAATTATGTAGACGAAATTTATATTCCCCTAACTAAATAATATAGCACAATATTAAACTAGTAACTACTAAGATATCTACTGTTATAAATAAAAAAAAATAGCTGAGATAAAGATCTCAGCTATTATAGTCTAGTTATTTATTTTTTACTCTTCAAGAAAGATCTTATCAAAGATTCCTTTCTCTTCCAACATAGGAAAGAATTCTCTCAAATAGTTTTGATACTCAAGAGAAGTTTCTCTAATCTTTCCATCTACTATCTTGTCAAAATCTTCTTTCCATTTTTCTGGAACAGAGAACACATAAGTTGCATAAGTGTTATCAAAATCATCATCATAAGAAGTTATGAAATTGGGATCTTTATAAAGCTCCTCTTCTCCAAATCCACAACCACGATTTGCTCCACCAACACGAGTGTATATCTCTATGTTACCATCTTGACTAACAAAACAATCACGGAATCGAGGCCACTCATCTTGCTTCCTACCCAACATAGGCATAATGAATACACATGCTGGATTGAACCCATTTGCCATATTATAGAAACTCATTTGTTATCTTCTCCTTACCAACCAAGAAATACTAGAGAGTTGTTATCCCAATCAAATGTTTTGTAAATACGAACAAGTTCAAAATACCCGTGCTCATATAACCATGAGTTAACAATACAGTCAGTCTTTTTATTAAGATTTCCGGGTCCGGTATTCTTCCACCAATAGATGTAATCTTGTACATGTTCTTTCAGTCTATCGAACTGAGGTCTAGTGTCCCACTCATTTGTAGAAGTTTCTGAGAGAAGATCTTGATACATTTTCTCTACATGTGACCTGTACCATTCGATGGCACAAAGAAGACCTTCTTCGTCAAGTACAATTGCTCCATAGTCTTCATATCTTTCATTTAGCTCGTCACTTGTAAATAATGAGTCACCGTGTTTATACATCTCGTCTGAATTTTCCCAGTACTTACCAAACTCGTATAGTTCTTCACCCAGATGATAAAGCGGGAAATAATACTCCTCATCAATACTATCGTACTCTACGGAATCATTACGGAACTTCTTCATAGTTTCAATAAATTCTTGTTCCGTCTTGCATTTCCTAATCTCATCAACAAGCCATGTATCTACAGAATAGATATACTGTCTATATCCCATTTTTATCCGTCCTTTAGAATAAGATTTAGTACAACTCCTACAATAAGTGCAAGAGCAGTTCCAGAAATAGTGAAGTTACCCCCACCGATAAACAGACCACTAACACCAATAGACACAACAATTGATACGATAAGAAGATTCTTTTGATTGTTAAGATCGACCTGCTGTAGCATCTTAACACCGCTATTCATAATGTAGCCATACAAAATGATTGCTGCTCCCGCAAACGCACAGCTCGGAATAGATGCAATAAATGCTTGGACAGGAGTAAATATACTAAGGAAGATCATCATAAGGGCAGCAGTAAGCGTAACTCTAACAGCCGCTACTTTACTAACACCAACACAGCCTACTCCTTCACCATAGCTACAAGTTCCAAGACCACCGAATACTGCTCCAACAAGATTAGCAACACCTTCTCCACAGAAGATACGATTTAGTCCTGGCTTCTTATATAGATCAACACCAATGATGTTACCAAGGGCAGCATGGTCACTTAGTGCTTCCATCATAGCACTAACTGTATATGCTGCATAGAGAATAACAATAGAAATAATATTGAATGATTTTGCAGACCAGTGGAGGAAAGCAAAATCAGGTCTAGAGAAAATAGATATACCACTAAACAGAGAAAGGTCTACAATAGAATATACGCCACTTACAGTAAGCAGTAGTGCATAAACATAACCCACAAGAAGACCTAGGAGGAACGGAATAGTTTTCATCATTCCTTTTGAGTAATGTGCAAACAGTGCGATAGCAACAAGTGTTACAAGAGCTACGCTCATTCCCCACATATTAACTACTCCGTCAATCTGAACATAAGTAGCAATAAATCCCATGAGCGTGATGCCAATTACCATAGTAACTGAACCAATCAGAGTCTTCGGGAACACTTTATAGATACTATCAACTGAAACCTTACTAAAGATAAATCCAAACAGACAATAAATAACACAAGTTACTAGACCGCCTAGAGCGACTGCAGGATATCCACCAACAGAAAGGGCAATCAAGACAGGAGCTACAAATGCACCGCTGTTTGAAATATACATAGGAGATTCAAATTTAGTAACAATCAAATAAACAATTGTAGCAAGACCTGCACCAAACAAGCCTCCGCTAACTGAAACTCCACAGATCTGACAAATCAAAACAGTTGCAACAAAAACGGAGAGAAGCAACTGAAATCCGAATGCTAGCATTTTGAAAAAGGGAACCTTATCTTTTACATTGTAAAGCATGTCTTACCTCATTTTATCCAATTTTACACTCATCACAAACATCATCGAGTGACATCTGACCAGGAATGTTTCTAACATGTTCTTGCTTATCAATCCATTTTTGAATTTCTTCAATTACTTCATCAATATTGCTTACAAGAACACCAACTTCTTTAATACAACCAGTTGTATAGAGATTCTGATATGAATACTGCTGCTCGCCAAGAGAAGAAGCTCCGCCCTTGTCCTTCGCTTCGCTATGAGTAAGATAACACTGTCTAGTATCAGTACAGATACCGATTAAGCACTTATTATCCCCACGTTTGATCTTCTCTCTAAAAATACCGATCTCAGTGCAAGTACCAGAAGGAAGTACGTCGCCGTCAATACACGCAATCAAGATGTCAGTATTATCGAGTCTTTCATTGTCAGCCTTTGCAATCTCTTTGGATCCTGCAAACTTTTTCTTACCTTCAACACCATTAATGTCAGTATTGAATACGGGGAAATACATATCAAGTTTATCACCAAAGACTGCAACCAACTTATTTCTCCATACCTGGCTCCTATAGAAATCTCCTTCAAAGAAGATGGGACCAGCACAATAAACACTATACTTCATATAACTCCGTAATATGCCTCCTTAAGTTTGTTCAATATATAATACAAGGGCCAGACTATTTCTAATCTGGCCTATTATTATGTTCTAGTATTACTCGTCCATAACCCCCAGGCTACCAACCCGATACAGATTCTCCAACTTAATCATCGAGATCGGGCTGTACTTGCCAGTGAAGTAAGAGTCGCGAACCATTTCTTTATTCTCGGAATCAAGCTGACTCACCATCGTCATCATTCCGTCGGGGTTGACAACGACATACTGGCTGACCTTGTTCGTACCCTTCTTAGTAGGATAGATCCTCAGGTAAAGCTGATCGGTTTCGGAATTCTTGTAGACCTTGTTCTTGATAATGGGGACGATGTTGCTCTTGTGAGAGGAAGAGGACTCAGGACGCTGGGACCTCTCTTCAATGACGAAACGAATGTTGCTGTAGTTAACACCAGTACGAACAGTGGACTGGCACAGACGATAGATCTTGTATCCCTGCTTAGAAAATGCAGCCTTCAGAGGAAGCTCTGTCTTGTAGCTGATCCGGAAGAACGAACCGGGGTGAATGTTCTCCAGTGCCTGAATAACCATTTCGTACGTCATCTCTGGGACCTCCATCATTTATTTTCTACAGTCTAATTATAATGTAAAAAAGTAAATGAATCAACTAACTTTCACTATATCGCCGCAGTAAAGCAAGAACTCGAAATGCTTATCAACAAAGGTTGCATCGTGATATCCTTCAGCAGAGAGTACTACGGATCCGTCTCCTGTGTTCTTTAATGTACAAGGCACCTGCTTGGCGTCAGTCATCCTTGCATATACAAGGGAAAGATTACTAGGCACAAGCCATGCAAGATACTTTACATCTTCAGGAAAGGTCAGATACGTTCTCTTCATTACTGTCTCCATTCAAGGGAAACTTCCTCAACTTCGGATTCTTCTTCAACAGCCAACGGTCTATTACATCGCTCAACTCAAGAGCACACTCATTGCAAACGTACAACTTCCTGCTACGAGACTCTCTGTAGTAGTCTGCTTTACCAGTAAGCCTCATAAAGTCAATCGGATTAGGAGATCCAGGAAAAGTCCTCTCACAGACTTCACAACAATAAGAATACTTAGGAGTAAACTCCTTCTTAACTTCAGGTTTCTTTTCCTCTTGCACAGGAATGGTTTTCTCTTCAACCTTCTCCGTAGCTTCAGCAAGAAGATTCATCTTCATGAGAGTACTTTTGTTTTTGCTCCCTTTAGGCCTACCTCTGGGCATATATTTACATCCTCCGTAATCTTATTGTAAGAGGAGAGCTCCGTCATCTGTCGGGTCGTATTGGTAGAAGGCCATCTAACAGAGTCTGTGAACGCTACCACGCTCTTCAGGTCGGCTCTTTCAGCCTCTCTCCTCTTTACATATATATTATAAGGTATTTTAACTAGATATTCAACTACCACTGAAAGATGTAGCTATTAAAATCTTGACCTTGAGAGATAATAGACTCGATAAGAAACTTTCTAGCGAAAGCGGACCTCTCCTCAGTCCATTCATCTTCTCTTTCAAATACTTCAACGGTAGCGGGGGACGGGAACATTCTTCGTGCAATTTCCGAAATCTTTGCACCGAGAAAACTTCCTTCAAGAACGTTCCCGTCATTATCTTTCTTCTCGGAAGTGGAAGGATAACTGAATGACAGGTGGAAGGGATTGCCCTGATCGTCCAGCTCGAACTTATCAATGACAACTCCCAGGCTTGCCATCATGACAAGAATAAGGTTTGTTGAGATAGTAGACTTAGGACGATCAGGCATCTCTTTTCCCTCCTTACGCCGCGACCTTAGCGGTCAGCAGAGAATACATCGCATCCACTGCCGGGTGACCGCCGATGATCTTTCCCCAGTTGTTTTCCTGATAGCTATCAGTGAGACGAATCGGGGCAGTGTGGTCAGCGAAGTCCGTCATCGCGTTGATCACGCCCCAGGCAGTTCCAGAGAACTGAGAAATGTCGGGAGCCTTCATGCACTGGAAGAAAGCATTCTTCAGGTACTCGACATTCTTGATCTTCCGAGCCGTATCCTTCTCCATGTCGACCGGGAAGATGGAGTCAAACATGACTTCCACTTCTGCATCGGAGACCTTGACCTCGGACAGGACCTGAGCCTTGCTATTCAGTGCTTCCATGTAAGCATCTGCGAGCTCAAGAGCCCTACGAGCCTCTTCCATCTTCTGCTCGAGATTGCCGATGTGACGAGTGGACCACTTTCTGCTAGCCTCACTAAGTGCGAGGTTCAGAGTGTTGTTGCACACCACGCGAGTCGGGGTCAGGCAGACCTGAACAGAACCCGTACCGTCATGAGTGTTAGTGAAGCACACATAAGTGTCGAACTTGTCACCAAGGATCATCTTCTCAGGAAGCTTAGCAAGAAGCCAGACCCTACGACCGTCGCTCAGACTGCCAGCGGTTTCATATCGGACATCTCCGCCAATCAGCCCATCAGTGAAGCTAAAAGCCTCAGCGTTCTGAACGATCTTGTACCGACCAGAGACGATACCGAGAGTGCTGTTATCAGAGCTACGAGCAGTGCGGAAGTACTTCGGGATCTCCTTACCGTTCTCGTTATAGATCGGCTTCTTCTCGACCGTCCAGTTCAGGCCGGCCTTCTCGATCGCTTCCTCGCTGGTCAGTGCTTCCTGGACAGGAGTACCAAGACCATGCCAGGGGACAAACCTTCCATTCTGTTCATTGGAGGTGTAGAAAAGGGACTCAACATTAGCAGGCATTGTAATTCGCTCCTTTATTATTTATTGTTTACAGACTTATTATAATATGTAATTAAGAAAGAATCAACTATTTGTGTTGAAAAGATACACTTCGTGACGAAGCTTATACTTCTTCTCATAGGTCTCTTCGAGCATATCAGAGAAGAGCTTGGCCTCGGTGTAATCAAGAAAATAACCCTCTCTGTGTTCAAGAACGTGGGTAATAGGAGACTCCCACACAACACAGACAAGCCACATATTCTTAGCCTTGGAAGAAAGATCAGTTAACAAAGATCTAACAAACTCTCTGTCCTTCTGGATCTGTTCGTTCGTCATTTTAGTTACCTCCTATCAGTATCCATAATGAACGAGGCAGATGTCATCGAACTGACCAACCTGATACTTGAACAGCTTCAGGAAGTTGAGAAGCATCTCAGCACGACGATAGGGCTCGTGCTTCTGAGACTCTTCGAGCCAGGCAATAACTTCGTCAATATCTCTCGTGAGGTTGCAGTGCTTACCGTAGCAGTCTTCACGATAAAAGCTGTCGTCAACAACCTCATCGCTGTGATTAACATAGAGGTTGAAATCAATAGGAGTGGAAAACAGCTCGGTGAACTCTTTTCCGTTGAACTTGTCATATCCCATGCAGGCCAGATCAAACCGGGCCAGTTCCTGACCAGAGACCCAGAGGTTAGGGATCTCGCTTCTGTTGATGACCAGTACCTTGCTCTCGTAACTCATTGGTTCTTCCTCCAAGTGTTAATTTATTTTACACTTATATTATAAGGTAAAACTTATTAAATATCAACTATTATTGCCGTAAAGACCTTTCATCCAGAAGTGAGTTCCGCCTTCCTCAGGAAGACCGATGCTGCTGATTTTCCAGTCCACTTCAGGATGTGCTTTCATGTAGCACAGAGCTCCGATACCAGCCTGGCACTCTTCAGGAGTCTTACAGGCAAATCTAGATCCATCTTTGAAAAGAACTACAAAAGCACCGAAATTAGAGGTGAAAGTACGAGCCGTCTCAAGAATGTTTTCAATAACCGTATTCATTTGATATTTCCTCCTATCAAAAGTCTTTCCAAAAGTCAAGCCCACGCCAACCACAGTCATCGCAGTAGTAAACTCGAAGATTCCATCCATCATCTTCAGACAGGATCACGATGTCCGACACACTCATCGAACGGATACCGGGGTGGTTGCTCTGGGACCGGTTCATCTGAGAATAAAGGTAGTCAAGAATATGCCAGTCAGGATGAACAAGAACTTCCGGATCGTCGATAGTTCCGGACTGAGCAAGATTATAATCGCTGACCTTGAATCCATTTTCCTTGGCATAGTCAAAAGACTCGAACCGGTAATCTCTGTTGTTAGTCATGTACCAAGCATACTGCATTGTATGAGCACCTCTCTCTTTATTGTTTACAACTATATTATATAATAACATTAACTATAATTCAACTAACATAAAAATAAAGACAGTTAGTAAAACTGTCTTTTATTTAGTTTATTTATTATTATTTTCTTTATTTATTTTCCCGAACTACCAAATCCACCTGAACCTCTATCCGTCTCATCAAGTTCTGAGACTTCAATCAATTCTGTAGAAAGTACTGGAAGAACTGCAAACTGAGCAATCCTATCTCCATGATGAATAGTTTGATTTTCATCACTGTCATTATGAAGAACTACAAGCCACTCGCCTCGATAATCAGAGTCAATTACTCCGACGCTGTTAGCAAGACGAAGCCCTCTTTTACAGCCCATTCCGCTACGGGCATAAACAGAAGCGAAATAACCTTTCGGAATGGAAGTACAGAAACCGCTACGGATAGAACAGTGCTTGTTAGGGGGAATAACTACAAAAGATACATCGCCGAGATCAGCATAGATATCATAACAAGCATCAGTGTCATGAGCTCTAGTAGGAAGAATAGCTGTATCAGAACATTTCTTAATCCGAATACTTACAAGAGGAGTAATCTTTTCTGTTCCTCTAATAAAGCCTGTGTCCGGACCTGCTTTAACTTCTGCATGTTTTGCATAAGTAATTATCGGCATATGATGTTTTTCTCTATATTTATTCTGATATTCTAAAACCGTACACCTATTAGCACTTGAATAATGTTCTGGAAATACAGCACCGTCAAACTCCCAACCGCAATTATCGCAGATCCAGAAACGGTCAAGGGTAGGCTCTCCGCAGATAGGGCACTTAACAATAGTGTACCCATATTCTCTAAATTCTTTTGTCTGCTTCAGTTCCTCAGTAGTCATTGTATAAACTCCTTATTCTGTATCGGGAAGTTCGTCAATATACTCTAATGCTTTCTTTCCAGTAAACTCTCTTAATGGTCTGTGATAGAAGCTTACAATTAAAGGCTCACCTGACGGAGATCTGTGGTATACAACATACTCTTCCGTTTTAGTATTGTACTTGATAAATGCTTCTTGACCTTTATCGTCAGACGCTTTGTAACCTAAAATCGTTTTATAGTCAACTTTACTATTTGCTAGATTGTCAGCGGCTTTCTCGTAGTCGTCTTCAGTAACATGTTTACCAAACTCTTTCTGATTTACAACATGTTTCTGATATTTCTTTTCCCTCATATTAGGGCTAAGAAACCGCTCTTCTATATCAAAATCTTCTTTAGTTATTGTTTTGAATTTCATATCAAAACCTCAATATAGTTTATTATCAGTAACTATGTAAATGGTGCGAGATGTAGGGCTCGAACCTACGACCTCCTGGGTGTAAACCAGGCGCTCTAACCAGCTGGGCTAATCTCGCATATAAAACAAGACGCAGGAGTTAGTTCTTTAAGTTTATACTCCACGACAGAACATCAACTTACTTCCACCAAACTATTCCTGTCGTATAGAGTGTAAGGGTGTTGCGACTCTTTTCAATCATATCAGAAATGATTGCTGTAACTGCGTCTTTATTAACTTTTGGTGCTGGAGGCGGGACTTGAACCCGCACGGTCTCGCGACCAGCGGATTTTAAGTCCGCTGTGTCTACCATTCCACCACTCCAGCGTGGATACATAAAACAAGACCCGATGTTTATGACCTGAAAAAATTTCTACTTCAAAATTTGTTAAGGTAATGTTGCTGTGTGGGTCTTTGTTAATATAAAACTACAAGGCTCGTTGTCAATAATGTTTACAAGAATTCAAATTTCTTTTATATATTATTAAAATTGTATTTGCTGTATGAGCCTTTTATTCAATTTACTTTATTCTGTATTCTCCAATGACTAAATCTCTTTCTATTGAATACAATTCGCTCTTGCTTTGTGAAGTTATGTAACTCTTTAATAAATACTTCAACAGGAAGTTCTTCAGTAAACTTAACTGCTTCTTCAATAGAGTTAAATTCTTTTGTAAAGAAACCTCTATCAGGATGTCTACCAAGATAACCAGTACAATAAAAATGATTACCAAGTCTTACATAAGTGATTCCGTACATTTGACACTCTCCTTTTCATAATTCGTACCCTACACGCACACCAGTGGTTTGACATTCTGTATTTGTCGCTGTGTGCCATTCGCTGCCACTCTGTATTACAGCTCCTACCCGTACCTAAGCCTTCGGGTACATTGAATTATGCTCACTACAATCAGTAACTTATGCAAGATCGTTTACTGACACATGAGTCGCTTGTGAAACGCATACACTAAATCAGTAACTGGATGCCGACTTGCAATCGGTGACACCTTTCAATCCATACGCGTGTCTATATGGTGCTCCTCGGTGGGCTCGAACCACCAGCCTCTCGATTATAAGTCGAGTGCTCTGACCAGTTGAGCTACAAGAGCATAATTTATTCTACATACATATTATAATATAATGAAATGTAAAATCAACTAGTTTTCAAACAAGACGGAGATCTGGTTTTATAGATTAAAAGTCTATTCCAAATACTAAGTTGCTGTAACCGTCTTTAATTTTTCAAAACGAGCGCAAAAAGGGGCTGATGCTAATGCAAGGACAACAATCTTTCTTTGGCTTTTCAAGCATGGTCGGAGAGGCGAGACTCGAACTCACGGCATCTTGATCCCAAATCAAGCATTCTACCAACTGAATTACTCCCCGAAATGGCGCGGTTCCTCAGACTTGAACTGAGACACAGTATTACTACCGCTACTCACGCCTTAGCAGGGCGCTGCCTTGCCAATTAGGCTTAGAACCGCATAAAAGGAAAGGAGTAACTATATATGTATACAATTACTCCTTGTTTATTTAGTAAAGATCTGCAATAGCATCCTCAATCGGATCATATCTCTTGACCATCAGAGCATCAACAAGAGCCTCGTACGGGTCAAGCTGACCACTGAGAACAATCTTGCAGATAGCAGGAGAAAATCCGCTAACAAGAGCAACACCGAGCTCATTCTCCGTCAGAGGAATAGATCCTGTACGAGAGTTAACATTCCAGAAGACAAGCCGAGGAAGTTTGTACCCAGCCTTCTCCCACTTACGACGAATAGTTTCAAAGAGGGCCTCCGAGGGGCTATTAAATCTGTCGGATCCCCAAGAATAACCATAAGTGGCACTGTCAAACTCCATGTCGCTAACAATCAGAATATTCTCCGGAATATCCTTCTGCTTAGAATGAGTTCTGATCGCCGTCTCAAGAATCAGATCAAAGACAGCCTCGATATTCGTGTTGCTGCACTCACAATGTCTATGAGCGATAGACAGGTTACGCTCAAGCGTGCCGCCATTAAGACTAACAAACTGAGGAGAAGAAGAGAAGGTGATGTACTTGTTCTTGAACACACCAGAGCTACGCTCAGCGAAGTAAATCGCAAGAGCATGAGCAACTTCCCAGGCAGAGATCTTGCTATCTCCGATAGTGCAGGTCATAGAACCGCTGCCGTCAGCGACAACCATCGTCTTGGAGTCTCCTTTGACATAGTCAGGAAGGTTCTTCCAGAGCTGTTCAACAGTTTCGTCATAAGAGTAACGACACTTGTGAACAATGTCGTGAGGGAACAGCGTGCCAGCGTTAATCTTAGCCTCGCCCTTCTTGAGAGAATCAAGATATTCCTGACGACGCACACTGTCATGACGAAGGAACGCGTCCTTATAAAGCAGATTTGCCTTAGAAGGAACCGTGTTGTAATCAATCTCGCCCCACTGACCGGAAGACATATTCTTCTCAGTAACGTCAAGATACTTACGAAGTTCGCTTAGAGTCTTACGATAGACCTTCTCGGACATACCGAACCTCTTAACAAACTTCTTGGCCTGCTCGCGAGTTTCTTTCGAGGAGGTATTGATGGACGGCATCCACTTCGCGAGAAGAGAAATGGGCTTACCTCTATGATAGTTGAAGATATCAGACTCAAGCTGAGAAGCAACAAGATCAAAGATCTCGTTATCCACCGTCGAGTTAATTCCGATCTCACACCACAGGTCGTCCCAACGACCATACTCAGGAACAAGACTGACGAGAGCCCTAATCATTTTCGGTTTCTTCACAATGAGGTTCATCATGCAGACACGGAAGAGTCTACGCTCACCCATACCGCCACGAACGTCACGAGCGAAGAACAGCCAACGCATCGCCAGCTGAGGATCTTCGTCAAAAGCCTTCTCAAACTTAGCGAATACGTCCGCCGCAGACATGCTACGAAGAGACGCAACAGAGAAGTTCAGATCGAGAAGATACTTTCCAGTGGTCTTATAACCAACAGCACCATTCTCAGTGAGAACACGAGTGTTCAGGTCCTGGGTCTTGTTCATTTCATTGATAAAGTTCATAATCAACTTTCCTTTCAAAACACGTTTTTCTAACGACATCCAAAAATCATTATAAAAATTGCTGTTAGTGCTTTCAAGAGTTATCATTATATGGCGCGCCCCTGAGGTGTCGATCCCCATACCCTCGTCAGGTACACACTGTTTTCAAGACAGGTCCCAAGGCCGCTCGGGTTAAGGACGCATGTAATAATATATTGAATTAGTTATAAAATCAACTAACTTTTCAAGACGCGTATTTTACGGATTTGAACCGTATCACTTCAGATTAACAGTCTAAAATTTTATCCAATAATAATTGCTGTGTGCGTCTTATATGTGGTAGCGGGGGCGGGACTTGAACCCGCAACCAACGGCTTATGAGGCCGGTGAGCTACCTTTGCTCTACCCCGCAATATAAACGGCAGTTGTAAAACTTTAACCGTTGAGCGTCATCCGAAAACAACGGAGGCAATTAAATCCTCTACCTCTTCAGTAGATTGGAACTGAGCTGCCGCAGTTTGCTTTTGAAGGGAATAGTGTTTCATCGTCACCCTTCTATGGGCTTAACCTAACTTTTGTAGATCCCTTAGATACTTTCTCCGGAGTAGGTGTATCTCGTACCTACCCTGATGCACAGGTGGTGGGCAGGGTTGGACTCGAACCAACGATGTTTCTATTGTCACGGATTTACAGTCCGCTACCCTCGCCGCTAGGTTACCTACCCATATATAAGAAGGCAAGCCCTTGCAATCCTTCTTTCCGCTGCAGTCGGTTCTCAAACTTAACCGTAGATAAGTTATCTTTTCCTGTGCATCTACACAGGACTTGGGCAATCTTAGTAATCAAAAAAATTTGTTAAATAGTATTTTTAACCGTTAAACTATGACTCGGATACTCGGTCACAATGCCGTCCGGGTCAGGCAGTCGCTCGACCACTACCATCTCTATTAGCTGGAGGCGAACCTCGGACTTGAACCGAGAACTCAAGATTTTGCAGACCTGTGCCTTACCATTTGACCAGTTCGCCCATATAATAAAAATACCGTGGGATTGTTGCCATTCCACATGCCCTTGTGTTCTGGCGTTTGGTGTTACCCACACTTACCAACACTTCCCTCCTCAACGGGCGAGGTGTCCGCACGATCTGTAACGCCATCGTGTATGCGTTTTGGTTCTGCAAAACCTCACTCTCGTTTGCAGCCGAGAGAAAATTAGCGTCTACTGATGTACGTAATTGGTTCCAGCGCTACCCTTACTACGCACAATTACATTTTGTCCTGTCTTTCTTCTACTTGCGGATCAACAAGTTAACGTCAGACCTCAGACGGGTCTCGGGGGCGGTCAGATTCGAACTGACAAGGCTTCCATCTCTCTACCGACTCGAACGGTCTCCCTGCCTTTCAGGGCTCCCCCGATGTTACAACAATATTATATAATACTTAATATTGTTTTTCAACTATTTTTCTTGCTACATAAACTCCACTTGCAGAAGCATGAGAAAGAGAATGAGTTACTCCAGAGCAATCTCCAATGACATACAGGCCTTTGTTAACTGTTTCTAGATTACTATCAATCTCAACTTCCATATTGTAAAACTTTACTTCAACTCCATACAGAAGAGTATCGTCGTTTGCTGTTCCTGGAGCAATCTTATCAAGTGCATAAATCATTTCTACAATACCGTCTAAGATTCTTTTCGGAATAACAAGACTTAGATCTCCCGGAGTTGCTGCAAGTGTCGGGGTAACAAAACCTTTTTCCACTCTGTCTACAGTACTTCTTCTTCCTCTAATAAGATCTCCAAAACGCTGTACAATAACTCCGCCGCCAAGCATATTAGAAAGTCTTGCTATACTTTCTCCGTAGCCATTAGAATCTTTGAAAGGCTCAGAGAAATGTTTACTTACTAAAAGGGCGAAGTTTGTGTTTTCTGTGTGTTTCTCCTTGTCCTCATAACTATGTCCATTAACTGTAACAATTCCGTTAGTGTTTTCATTAACAACAACACCATGTGGATTCATACAGAATGTACGAACAAGATCTTGAAACTTTTCTGTTCTATAGACGATCTTACTCTCATACAATTCGTCTGTTAGCTCAGAAAATACTTCATAAGGGAGTTCAACTCTTACTCCGATGTCTACTCTATTTGAGTGTGTGGGAATATTCAGATTCTTACAAACAGACTCCATCCATTTACTTCCGCTTCTTCCCACAGAGACCACACAGTTTTCACACTCAAAGCGTTCTTCTCCCGCAACAATTACATACCCATCGTCGATTTTCTCAACAGTGTCTACAGTTGTATTGAAATGAAACTCAACTTTCTCTTTTAGCTCATTGTAAAGATTCTCTAATACAACATAGTTAATATCTGTACCAAGATGTCGTACTTGAGCATCAAGAAGATGGAGACCATTTTCAAGACACTTTTTCTTTAGACTAGTATTTGCTGTAGAATATAGTTTTGTTCCCTCTCCCCCATGAGAAACATTGATACTATCAACATATCTCATAAGGTCAAGAGCTTCTGTTTTTCCTATGTGTTCAAATAGAGTTCCACCGAATTGATTTGTAATGTTGTATTTACCATCAGAAAAGGCTCCTGCACCACCGAATCCACTCATTATACTACAGACAGGGCAGTTAATACAACTCTTTACCTTTTTTCCATCAATCGGGCACTTTCTTTTATGTAAAGGTTGACCACAGTCAATTACTGCAATACGAAAGTCTTTATATAAACTAATATTAGACTTAACAAGTTCATAGGCGGTAAAGATACCGCCAGGACCCGCTCCGATAATTACAACATTATACTTCATTTATTCTCCGTTACCTCTTTAAGGTTGCCCCCAACATTGTGTAGCATTACTGTTGGCAGACTGATAGAATATTATTTCTCTTATCTTGAAAGGAAGGCTTTGTTCTATCATATAACTTTTCACAGAAATCCTTTCCTTCGTGAGAGACAACAAAATCAATATATTTCTTTATTCCATCTTCATAAAGGATAGTGTAACTATATGAATCAGGAATAGCATCAATCTTATGTTGAACTTCATCAGTCCAGTAATTCTTCACTTCAACAATCTCAGTATCATTAACAATGAAATCTGGGTAGTAAGTATGTTCTTCACCATTGAACGTATAAGTAAAACCTTTATTATTTCTTACAATAGGAATTCCATTACTAACACAGTAGTATACAAATGCTAGTTCCCAAGAAGAATCACAAGAGATACCATTATATGTACCATACTTGCATCTACCCTTAACTCCATACTGATTTATGTTTCCACCAAACTTACTAACAGTTTTCTTAGAAGCTTCAGATCTTAGCTCTTTAGTATGAACCTTAGCACAGGCAGGACATCGTTTCTTATTCCGATTTTGATACGGAAGCTCACAACCACAATCAACACAATACTCAGGATGTAGCATGTATTCATCATAGTTAGATTTTCTATAACCCAGATCATTGGTTACTGAGTCTTTGACTGAACTTGAGATCTTTTTCTTGGTAACTTCTGAATGTTTATGACTTCTTGAACAAGATGGAGAACAGAATCTTCCGCTACCAAATCTTGTTGTCATTACTTTGCCACAGTTCTCGCAAGTATGCTCCTCGCCTATCCAAACATCAAGGTTAATTTTCTTCCTCTCTTCTGCATACTTACGCATTGTTTCTTTTGTTTTACTGTGTCTTCTTGTATCTGCTTCAAGTAGAGATTGTAATTTATTGTTGATCTCCATATGAATAATACAATGACTCTTATGACCATTGAAAGATTGAGGACTATTGAATTCTTTACCACATTCGCAACGATAATAATTTTCCACCATTCTTTGTACCTACTTTACAATATTACTAGTTTAATTTAGCACAAGATTTGGTGGACTTTTAACTGTTTGAACTTGTTTTGTAATAGCTCTGGTTGATTATCTATCCTCACCACGTAGAGATACTATTACTGGAGGACTGGACCTGACAGGACTCGAACCCGCTACCCCCTCGGTGCAAACGAGGTGCTCTCCCAGATGAGCTACAGGCCCATATTGAGTAACTTTGGCATACCTCACGAGCTCCTATAAGATATGTCTACTAAGTTATTTGGCGTTACTCTCCCCATGTTTATTCATGGAACCAAACCGTCTCTCTCCCCGTTTTTGCTAAGAAGGCACCGCAGGAAACCACTCGCGTCCTTTATTATACAGCTTAGCCTATGATTACTTTGTAGGATTTGTTTCCTTCCCAGACCGAATATTAAGTACAATAGCCCGATGTCAGTACTCCTACTTTTAGGTGTAATCTACCTATGGCGACTCCGATGGGACTTGAACCCACGATCTTCGGCGTGACAGGCCGACGTGATAACCAACTTCACTACAGAGCCACGTATAGACGCTGAGTTAACAGCGTCTAGTAAAGGGAAAATAATTAGGCCATTTCTTCTTGTGGTTTTCCTTTGTCCTTATCAGCAAACACTCTTGCTAATACTGCTAATACCCAGATAGCAATCATCCATGGCGTCCACTTGTCAACCCACACCATAGGAGTATGAACATTCTCAGTAAGAATAAACAGGATAAGTGAAGACAGAACCAGAATAGGACTAAAGATTGTGTAACGCTTGTTACCGAATTTAAGCAGAGTTAAGATAGTAAAAATAAGAGCAACCAAATTCACAAGAGCCCAAACAGGGCCATAGTTTGCTAACGGAATATTCTCATCAAGCCAAGTCTCTAGATCATATCCGCCTACATTACTTCTAACGTCTTCAGGTGATGCTGGGATGTCATCCGAGGGTATAATCGGGATAACAGGATCTGGATCAACCTGAGTGGAAGGCTCCGGATCAACCTGAGGGACAGGATCCGGATCAACTACTACAGGAGGAGCAGGAAGATCTTCAACGAGATAATCTAACTTAGTTAGAAGAACAGGCTTCTCAGGAAGATCTTGATAGTTCGGCTGATAGACTTCAGGTACATCTACATAATTAGGAGTATCAACAACTACATAATTAGGAACGTACTCTTCTGGTACATCTAACAGAGTAGGAACATTAACATAATCCGGAGTGTAGTTGACGTAATCGGGGACATATTCTATAGGCTCTTCCCAAAGACGGGTGAAAGTGTAAATAAACAGTGCAAAGATATTCTTCGGAGCTTGACCATCAGTTGTTCTTACTTGAATGGTTTCACTCTTTAAAACACCATTCTCTAAATAGTTAACTGTTCTGTCAGTTTCACCATAGTGAATAGTATATGTATCTCCTGCTTTACCTTCTCCAGTAGCGAAGTCATAACCCCAGCCATAATCTACTTCTGTGGCAGTCATAGCGATCATACCACTTGCTAACCAATATCCTTGAGTATATCCTTCAATATTTCTAAAGAAATAGTTATAATAAGGCTGAAGTCTATAGTTTCTACCATCATGTCTAATAGTATTATTCGTAAATAGACTTGCTTCACTCTCAAGTGTAACTGTATCGTCTACGTCAATTTCTGCTGTTTCCCATTCGACAAAGATTGCACTATCAAGTACTTCGCTTGACAGCTGAAAATCATCATTATTGATGCTTTCATAGAGTTGACTGATATTATCAGTATCAACATAAGCATGAACATTAATGACAAAAATCTTTTCACCTGTGGGATTGTCAGATTCACTTACAGTAATTGTTTTAGCATCTTGTGTCGTATCGGACCAATCTGTAGGGGCGTCAGAAGCATCGTCTGCACGGTGTTCTACAACATCAGCATCATTCTCAATCTTAGTTTCAATAAGAGCAAGATCTGCTTGTGAAGCTTCTACCTTTGCATCTTCTGCGCTGTTATGTGCCTCTGCTTCTGCTACTTTTTCATCTTCGGCGGTATTATGAGCGTTTGCTGCATCAATCTGTTGTGCTATTTCTTCATTCTCAGCATTGATATTAGCAATTTCTTCTTGGTTAGCTACAACTTTTGCATCTTCTGCAGTATTATGTGCTTCTGCTTCAGCAAGAGATTCTTCATACTCTGCTTGAAGTTCAGCATTCTGCTGTTCAGCTGTTGCAATTTCTTCAGCGTTTTCTGCGACTTTCTGATCTTCTTCCTCATTGTGAGCATTCACTTCAGCAACTTGATTCTCATACTCTTCTTGAACCTGAGTATTGTAATCATCAACTTGATTGTTGTACTGCTCAATCAACTGGTTTGCATCAGATGCGTCCATTCCTTCTGTATTAGGAACTTCAGGAACGTCGATATCTGCAAAAGCTACAGGGACGAAGATGCAAAAGCATAAAACAATGAACAGAAAAACACCAAATACTTTGAATAGTTTCCGCACCGCTTTTGTAATACCTCCTTAAATAGAATTTAATTTATATATAGTGTTTCAATGGTGAGAAGTGCCTTACGAGATATTATTGCAAATCTGTTTCTCCAATTTGAGCCGTAGCACGTGATACTAACTCCTTAGATTCTCTCGCTTCTCTGGTACCGGTGACAGGACTTGAACCTGCACGCCGTGTGGCACTAGTTCCTAAGACTAGCGTGTCTACCAATTCCACCACACCGGCATATAAATGAGCATTGGTTTTCTTTTCAGGTCGAAACCTATCTGGCGACCGCCAACGCCCTCGCGGCCTCAACTTATCCTACCGTTGGTAAGTAAGCAAAATAAGCAGTAGTTGATATTGTCACCAGACGCACCCTGGAGTCGAACCAGGACACCGCCAGAATCGAACTGCACGCTCACAACTACATCACACCGCGTGACATGGATACTTATTGTGGAGGCTCCGGAGAATTACGATATCTCGACCTAGCGGTTAACAGCCGCTCGCTCTACCTCTGAGCTACGGGGCCAAGTTGAGGATTTTACTCTTGCGGGCATCTCAGCATCCTCTCCGCTTTACTAATGTAGGAGGTCTTGGTCTGTCAACCTCACTGGAGGACTTTCACCTTGGCTGTTTCGTCTACTTCGGGCATCCCCTCACGTCTCACAGTCATTCCTCTTTGTGTGTAGTACTTCTTCGACAAGTGATTTACACCAATCACAAGAACGGAACTCTTCGGTATGTCTCCACGGATTTCAAGCCGTTTATGTAATTGAAAAGGTCTCTTGTCCCGGACGGGTGAGGTTTCTTCCTTTTCTTTACAAACAAATTATATAATGAAAGTAATTAGAAATCAACTAAACTAGTAGATTAGATACCAGTTATTACGCTGAATAATTCTAGTCATGTTTTCTCTTCCAACAGGATTCATTGTGTGAAGATGGATAGCAACATTTTCTATTCCTTGATTCTCAAGCCAATCAAGAACTCTGATGTAGTCTCCACCATCATAAGCAAAGTCACCAGAGTCATGATCAAGATCAAGAATGATTTGTTCGTCAGGAGATTTACATCTACATTCAAAAATAAACTTACAAGCCTGTTTAGTAGACTTAGCCCATAAGTATTTATCAGAGGGTGGAACTCTTACGTCATCAACCCAGAGCCACATTGTAAAACTCCTTACTTAATTTTAGTAATCAGTCTTCAAAACCAATAACATGAACAGAACCGAAACCTTCGATCTCATACATCTCATACATATCCTCTTTAATATCAAGAAGATCCTCTTCTGTATATCTATCTGCAAAATTATTCAAAAACTGCTGCCAAAGGAACTTGAATGCATTATCTTTCTTCCTAAAGAAATGAAAATTCTCATCACCATTGATGATTACAGACTCATCATCAATAATCTCTACAGCATAGAATTCGTTCTGCATAGTTACACCTAACCTTTATCAATTATAGACTTATTATATAATAAATTTCAAAACAAATCAACTATGGTGCGCCTGGGCAGGCTCGAACTGCCGACCTATCGCTTAAAAGGCGATTGCTGACTTCCAACTGAGCTACAGGCGCTTACTGGCAGGAGATTAAAGATTCGAACTCTAATCTATCGGGTTGGAGCCGAGTATTCTACCGTTGAACTAATCTCCTATAGTTGGCACCCCAGAAGGGACTCGAACCCCTATTGTTACTGCTTAGAAGGCAGTTGCCATATCCTGTTAGGCGACTGGGGCATATAAAACAAGACACACATAAAACCAAGACAAAATCTGCAGTCTAGTATTTGATAGAATATAATTGCTGTTTGTGTCTTATACTTTGTTCTTTTATAGAAGGTGGAGGTAGAGTTTCACCTGTGCCTGCTCTCTAGAGAACTAACTAGCAACTCTTACCGTGTTCTATTTGTTTTATCGTGTAATAGACGACACTAGATGCCTTTCACATCAGGCACTTCCTTCTTGGTGACCCCTGCGGGATTTGAACCCAGCATTGCCGCCGTGAAAGGGCGGTGACCTAGCCTGTTAGTCGAAGGGGCCTTATTGGAGCGAGATATCAGATTCGAACTGACACCCTCTGCTTGGAAGGCAGACATGCTGACCATTAACACCAATCCCGCTTATGGAGCTGGCGGAGGGAATCGAACCCACAACCTGCGCATTACAAGTGCGCTGCTCTACCTTTGAGCCACGCCAGCATCTTTTATTACTTCTTATTCTTATGAAGTAATTTCTGTACTTTTCTCTGTTTTATCTTGTTTACAATCCTCATTGTTACTGCTACCGGAAAGATAAGAATAATTGCTGGAACTGTTATCGGAGCAGTTAATACAATAAACAACCAATCAGAATTTACTTCAATTGTATGTGTCTTATCTCCTATCATTATAACAAGTGAAAAGACAAACCAACATATTAAAATTATTATACAATATTCAAAATCCATTTTTAATTAGATTGTTCTCACTTACATCTTAGTAGTTTAATGTGGCAGGCCCGGCAGGATTTGAACCTACTACGACAGAGTCAAAGTCTGTTGTGTTGCCAGTTACACCACGGGCCTATAAAAGGGCAGTTTTAAGTGATGCCCAGCACTTGATTAGAAGGTTTGGAGTTTACCTCCGAAATGAGATACGCTAATTACCATAGACATTACCTCTTTCTTTCCCTAATCTTCAAGACAATTGTTTTGTCCTTTAAGACTATTGCTGTAATTGCCTTCTATTTATTTAATTGAAGTTAGCATTAAACATGGAGTAATCATACTTTGGAATGCTAGCCCGTTTCTTATGAGTAGGCTTTCCTGCTCCCTGTTTTACTTTCTGCTTAGGTTTAGGGGCAACGTAGTTTGGATTAGCACTACAATACTTATTTTTACATTTACTGTTGGCTACTCCACAAGTACTGAAACAATCGTTATACATTACTGTTTTTCAATCTCCTCCAGGTCCTGAATGCTCTTCTTCAGATCATTCTCTGCTCTCCGACGATAGTCCTTCATGTCGGCAACGAACGAAAGTGCATTGTACTGAGCAACGAGAGCTTCCATAACTCGCTTATTCGCTCTCGCCATTCTCTTCTCTGCTACCTTCAGGTTGCAACGAGCAACTGCAAGATCAATGCCGAACTTCTGATTGAACTCATCGCTGGGATGGCACTTTGCAATTCCTCTGACTGTCTTGCCAGCATATCTGCTAACGGCAACAACAATCTTTGCCTCCGGGTCACTATAGATCCTGCAATGACCAACCGTCATGCAAGGAGTGACGTTCTTGAGTCCGTCCATTTGTAAATCCTTCCTTTGAATTGATTATTTTGTTAACACGTTTATTATAGTATTTAGCGCTAGTAAAATCAACTAATTATGAAATTCTCTCAGCATACTGGTTGAAAGAAGCAAGTTGTACACCTAACACAGGGTCAAACTTTGAGTCTACGTCAGGTATAAATCGCCCAAACTTAACAATTATATTTCCAAATCTTTGTAAAGCAGAAATATAACCTTTTATTTCTTCCTTGTAGTATCCTGTGTAGATAACAATTGTATCTGATGTCTGTTCTCTAAACTTCTCAACTAGATCGAACAAATCTTCAAAAGAATCAAACGGTTCTAGACCTCCGCATACAAGCGCTGAAGTTATCGGATTCGACATATAATGAGATACAATTCTTTCTACGGGTACATCTTTAGTATTTGCTTTCGCTAGTTCGCTATTCTGACAGCACGCTTTTCCGCATTCTTTCTCACACTTGAATGTGCATTTCGGAAAGATAACAAACATAGAAGGAACTATGTACTGACAGAAATCCTCTTCTCTAATACCCTTTACAAGCATAATTAAGAATCTAACAATCCCTCAAAATCAAGGACATTGTACCACTTTCTCAAATCGCTCTCTTTTTTACGAACATTTTGGTAACTAGAGACGGGAGTATAGAACCCAACAACTCTACGATACTTGTTAGCTATTACCTTACTTTGACAAACAGGGCAAGTATCTGTTCCTACATAAGAGTGATTATTCTCACAAACATTTATTGTTGTTGTAAATGCAAAATAGATAACTCCTCTTGAAGCAACATAGTTTAGCATATTCCAGGCCGCTTCTTCTGTAGGAAATCTATTTTCAATATTGATGTGCGCAATACATCCGCCGCCACATTTAATATCAAACAAGGAACCTAACTTACATTTTTCTTGAATAGTACAAGGCTCATATAGCGGGATCCACTGATTGGAATAGATGAAATATTTGTTCTGTTCAAACAGAAGATTGTCTGCTTGACAAATAACACCGGCACAATTTTCTGCGGGTATCATTTCTACATTGAAAGTAAAATCGCACTCAAAATTATCTTTTACTTCATTGATAGTATCAAGAATCTGTGTTGCAAATCTAATGCCATCATCAGTATAGAACTTATTACCGAAATCATCTGTTCCAATATATCCAAACATGTCCATTACTTCGTACAGACCAATTCCACCGATTGTACTAAACTGTTTGGAAAGTTCAAGAGCACCGTCTTGGTAGTTAGGAAGCAGACCTTTTTCAATATTCCTCTTAAGAATATGTCTCATACTAGCAAGAGCTTTGCAATCAAGAAATACTCTTTCTTTGAGTATATCAAGATATTTCTTCTCTTTACAATTAGACTCGTATGCAATACGAACAAGATTGATAGTACTCACTCTACAAGAACCTGTAGACAGAGCTGTTCCTCCTACGCTGTTTACAAAGACATCTAACTTAGTAGTGTCAGAAAGTAAACGACAACAGTTAGAAAGCGTTCCTACGTTGTCGCTAACAAAGAAGTTAGAATCACTCCATTTAATATTATGATTACTACACCATCTTGCAAAATCGGAATCAACAAAGAGATCCCACTCTTTAGTCTTTGCCATCTCATCAAGTTGTTCTTGAGAGATATCTTTCTTTCTTAAAAGTGAATACGTCAGCACAGGGAAAGTGAACATTGAAGTCTCTCTAATTTCACTTACCACTGACATAAAGACTTTCTGAACTTCGATAAACTCTTCAATATGCTCAATAGCTAATGTTCCATCAGGGAAGATAATTCCTCCAAACAGGCTCTCAAGATAAGGCCTGTCAAAGATAGACACATTAGTGAAAGCACACTGATTGATTCTTAAGAAAGGCTGATTTAATCTATAAATAAACTTCTGGAAATTCTGTCTTAGATAAGTGTCAGGATCTTTCAGATAATACCCGTCCTGACAATCTTTATTCCAGAAATACCATGACCAGATTAAAACATTAGGAAGCCCAACTGCTCCTGACTGTCTATTAGAAAGAAAACTAATAAACTCAATAACATCATCAAAATAAGTTGTAAGATGCTTTGGAGGCTGATTATTGTAACCTGACAAGAAGAACAAACCTTCCGTAGCAAGTCTACTTAAATCAACAGCATAGCAGTATGGAAAATAACTGGCGCTTGTTGCATCATTTAGATAGAAGCCTCTACTAAATTCCTGTTCCAGCCATTGACGAGCTGTTCTAATTCCCCACATCTTTTTGATCTCCATAAAAATCTTGTTAAGACCAAACAGCTTATCTGCACTTTTGCCTTTCTCTGTAATGAAACTTCTAATATCCCGTCTATTAGTATTCGCGTTTGGATCAATACTAACATCTGCCAGGGTATCTTGTTTTACAAACTTGTCAAGAAACTCAGAGTAGTCTACTTGACTTGGATGAATGCCGTTAATATATTCAAAATCGACACCATATTTATTTTTCAGGTTGTCTAAACATCTTTCAAAATCTGTACTTAATTTCAGAGTTATGTCCATATTTATCCAACCTTACCTTCCTGAATAAGCTTAACAGCTTCCGTAAATCCGTAAAGTTGTCCATCTACTTCTAACCTAGGACAATCTTTGAAACCTTTTTGAAGCATTAGATCGATGTCTCGTACGCACTCGTACTGAATCTGTTTCTTCTTTAACATCGTCTCTAGAACTTTACACTTAGGGCAATCAATCGTGTATAGTGTGACCATAAAAATAACCTTTACTTATTATATTCTAGAATGTAATTTAATAGTTCTTGCGTATTATAGAATTTTCCGTCAATAACTGCGAAAGGGAAAGTTTCTGCACCGTATTTCTCTGCCGCTTCCATTACCTCTTTATCCGTATGTATGATATGATAATGAATGTCTCTTGCTTCCATCAGCCAAGAAAACGTTTCGCAGACTCCACAATGTGTGCTATAGTAATCAATCATTCTTTTCACCAGATTTATAAAGAGTCTCCTCATAACTTTTTATAATCAAGTAAGCAGATTTCCAATTATCGACTCTAACCATGTCGGTCTTGGAATCATCATATGCCATATTATGAGGAGCAGTGAAGAGAATTCCAAAATAGTCTCCGCCAACAATATTCTCTGGATTATCATCTAGAAGAATATCACCTTTTATCATCTGTTTGTTACTTGTTATAATAACTTGATCCCAGCTAAGAAAAGGAAACAACTTGAATAGACATCTTACCATCTTTGTGTGTATTGTTGAATACCAAGAAGCAGTAACAATAAAAATATCATTTCCTTCATCTATAAGTTTCTTTAGATAGTAAGGTGCATCTTCTTTGGCGGTAACATTATCCCAGAGTTCCTCTTCGCTTAGAGCTCCGTATATCTGTTCTTTAGTAAGATCGGGATATGGAATTTGCATATCCCATGCTTTGATGTCATACCAACTTACATTTTTATCATATTTTCTATTTAAGTAATCAACCCATGCAAGACCTAAGTTTTCAATTGTGTCGTCCATATCGACAAGTATTGTCATAATTTACCGTACTTTCTTTGTGTACTTTATAATACAATTACTGCTCTTCTACAAGGTCGTCATCCTGATGCTTCAGCAGGAATTTACGACTAACATTTTTGAAAGAAAGGTCGCAAGTAGGATCTCTGAGAACAAGACCTTCTCTAATTACGGAAGGATTAACAACAGACTTACCGTCTGCCATCAGTTTGAATTCCTCCATGTCCTGAGGCATCTTGAAATCTGTTTCGATTATTGGAACCCATTTCATACCCCATGATTCAACAATTAGTTTTCCGTCAAGAGAACTGATTCTTCCAAGGTCAGAACGGATAAAGTTAAAAATATAGAGATCATCTTCTGCAAGTTTGAGAGGATTGCCCTGAACACTTCCGACAGATTCACCTTGAATACAAACATATTCAAGCTGTGGATTATCAATCAGATACTGACGAAGGTGTTCTTCAATATTATACTTTTTTGCCATCGCCCAGTAGATGTTATATGTATGATAACAGTCTTGTTCGTCGTTTAACTGACGAACATTTCTAGAGGTGACATAAAACTCAAACTTGTTCTTTCCGCGCAGTCTTTCAAGAATGTAAGTACTAGAAGTTCCGTCCAGCTTCTCTGTAACAATAAGAGGCTTAGGATACCCAATAAGATGAGGGAGTGCTTCAATTCTAGTTTCGTCTGTCTTGTGAACAAATGCAAACTTAGTTGGGAAAGACTTAGGCTTATCCTTCTTCTTACCGAAGAACATAAACAGCAGAGCCCTGCCCCACTTTCTACGAAGTAGCCAACGGAAGAAAGGCTTACTGAATAGGACACGCTTTCTCTGACACATAGCCTTATACTTCATGTCCTTTGAAGGCTTATCCGCTTTTCTTACATTGTCAGCTTCTACATAGTAAGTAATGCCAAGCTCTTTAGTTACGTCTTGACCAACATCATAACTACCAGAAGGAAGGATAGAAAGAGGCATGATAAGACCTTGAGAATACTGACCTCTAAGTCTAATAGTTCTAACCCTAAACTTACGGTCTCTCAGGAACTCAAACTCGGGCTTATCTGGAACCTTACTATCAATCTCAATATAGACAATATTGTCGCCAACTTTGAAATTGTCCTTCTTTGCAATAACAACCTTCCAACCAAGTACAGTTGCTACTTCGATATTATCAGCATCAGGAATAGGCTGAATATCAATAATTTTTTCAACATGGGCAAGAGATCTCTCAGCCATAGTTATCTCCTTTACACAAGTACATTTTGAACATAGTGTTCAAAGATCTTCTTCCAAGTCTCTTTTATTTCAATCTTCTTTTCTGACTTCCCATTCGGTCCAGAACATGTAATAGTTATGAAATCTTCAGGTCCTTCACAAACACTTAAACTATCTTTCAGGACAGTTTGTAGATATGCTTTATGATACTCATCAAGGTCGGCTCCGTGTTTACCGACATAACAACGCTCGCACTGTGGCATAACCCAACCGTCATAGGTCATCTGTGCAAACGGATAAGGGGCACCACAAATAATACAAACAAATGAGCTTATATACTCATACTTCCAAAGAACATCACTAACCACTTCTGGCTCGTTAGTAAGATAAACAGTTAGTTTACCCCACTTTTCTTTAAGATCCCTAATTCGAAAATCTTTAGGAATTCCATCTGGGTACGCTGTTTTCAAAGCGTTGTCCAGATCTTCAAAAAAGAAGTCTCCAAAAGCAACACGCCAACCTTCTGGCATCAAATCAGCCCAACTGTGTTGTGTCTCATCTTCTGACACTTTCAGCCAGGGGTACTTTTTAATCAGTTCACTACTATCATTCATCTTCGTCTTCTTTTGACTGTAGTGAAGCTTCTTCAGTATTCTGAGCTTCTCCTTTACCGCCTTCAATAACAGTAAACTTTGGGATCTTCGACATAACATTGTTAACATAGGCCACATACATATAGTTAAGTACGTTTAGATAGTTAACAATATCATTCTGATTATCTCCGTTCCACACAGTAAACATTGTGTTAAGAAGACCTCTAAGATTTCCGCTCGCATCTTTTAGACCAGCCTCAACAAAATCTGAAAATGAATGATTTTGATCTATATACTGTTGAATGCTTTCTTCGTTGTAGTACACGTTGTCTACTTTGTATACAGTCACTCTTGTTCCTCCTGTTTTAGTTTATTTCGATTGTAACTTCCTTTTCCTTTCTTTGCAGGCACTTTGTACCCACGCCTACGGAAAGACAGATAAGCCTGTAATTCTTCATTACTCTTCTTATTTACACGCTTATCCATCTTAACCTCTTTCACTCCTTATTAACGAGGATACTCTTCTGATGAATTAATGTAATCTTGCAAATCCCAGAAGTCAATATTCTCTCCGGCATTGTCAATTATCTCTTCTGCGTCATCTGACCATCCAAACTGACGAAGATTGTCTAAGCTTCCGTTACAAGCATACGCAAGCATGTCAAAAGCATCACTGTATGCTACTGCCATATGATGGTCGCCGCTTTGCTGATAGTACTTTGCTCGAAGTGCATATATTGCTGCGAGCATTTTCATAATCTTTCTATTTCCCATAATTGTAAAATCCTTTCTAGCTTCTGTTAGTTTATTATAATAGAAATGAAACAAAAAATCAACTACTGTATTATCTCTAAGTTCTTAACTAAGTAAAGACCTTGTTCTAAACTTAGTTAACATAAATAATATCAAATAACAATATTAATTTATATATTATATATACATATAATATATTGAGATTATGTTCTAACTATAAAAAACATAAGAGAGGTAGTATAGTTACCTCTCTTGAAAATACTTTGTTATAACTTTTGTAATAGAAGTTCTTCTCATACATACAGTGATACTTGAAAACAGTGAAACGTTCTGCAAGGCCCGACGTGCTGTCAGTGCAATATATTATAAAGTATTTGTTAAAAGAAATCAACTATTTATATAATGAATATATGAAGATGTAGTATCCTGTTCTAATGATTTCTTTATAACGGATTTCACGATTTCTTCAACGAGCACTTGAACCCATCTAACTTCATAGAAATTAACATACGCTTCATGATGTTTTTCACATTCTTTGATGTAGTATTCAGCTTCTTCAAGAATCAATTCAGGACTGTAGTGATTATTCTTAATCTCAAGAAGTGCGTCTCGTTTGTTCGTTCTTAAGCAGTCATTGAAACTAAATCCAGTAAGATACTTTCTCATGCACTCTTCAATACGAGCAAGCTGGTAGAGCCACTTATTTGCATGATCTTCTTGAGTGCGATTCTTACACAACTGATAATTTCTATCTGCCATTCCAAGAAATGCTCTCATAGTGTTTTTCGGATTACAGCGAGCAATCTCTTCTCTATTATGAATAAGACCGTCTATCTCCTCACCATACATCTCTAGATTACACTCAATATGATCGCTGAAAAGAACTTCTAAGAACTGCGGATTACCTTTCTGAATACTCTTCATGAAATTTCTAATGTCAGCAATACTGCAGTGTTCTTCGTTAGGAAGTATGTGCTCAACAGAATCACATTTATTGTAGACGATATCAGTTAAGTTGGGAATAACAATAGCTTTGGTATCTACATCGCTATTCTCGTCCGCACAATCATAGTTCCAACTTCCTACAGGTGAGATTAAGAAACGCTTTTCTTTTGGATACTGAAACTGCACAAACTCAATGTGCTTACCTATACTTTTCATTTTATATAGTTTGAGAACTGTAATCAAATGTATTGAAAAGTTCTTCCATAGCTGTAAGATCGTTAGTATCATCCAGCCAATTCCAAAGGATCTCTCCTGTTGTCATATCAATAACAGCAATGTCGTCACCAGGAGTAGTAAGAGAATTTCCGTTACTAAACTGCTCTTGTGCGAAAGTTATCATTGATTCAAGAGAGACTGAATCAGAGAAGAGAGCAATACTTGTCCAACCTTGGTCATTATGTACATCAACACAGTATCTAGTCATCTTCGTTATCTCCCATCCAACCAGAAAAAGACCGCCAACCTGTACGATAGAACAAGACGCGTTCCATCGTATCTTCGTTACACCCTCCAAGGGCGCACGCGATCTCAAGTTCACCTTCTGTAGCAAGTCCTGACTCTAACAGGATATCATACATCTCTTGCCAGTCCATAATTAGACCTCCTTAGATCTAGACATACTTTCATGACTTTCAACAATTAGCCTAAGAACATCCTCATTCCAAGGAGTATTGCTATAACGATTGCAGAGGATAGTGAACTGCTCAACGATAGGGTGGTTAACTCCATACACAAGAGTCATACGGTTGATAAGATCCCTTCTCTTAACACACATGATCTTTACTCCTCTACAATCTTAAATATCGCCAAGGGATATTTCATTTTCCAATACAGAAGATCCTCTTCAGCTTCTCTCTTTGTGGGATAAGATCCAAAAAACTCCCACTTATAATCTATCATTACAAGAATTACAAACATAAAATCTACCTTACCTATATTATATGATACTACTAGTTGTTATTCAACTATTGTAAAAAGTGGATACTCCGTCAAACATGTCTTCCTGAACAATGAAGTAGTGACAAGCCGAATAACAATCAGATCCATCTTCTTCAATAACCTTAGTATTGAGATAACTAGCTCCCAGATCTTCCATAAGGGATCTGCAGTAAGCATGATCATGCTTCCAATCGCCCCAGTGGATCTCAACAACGATAACCGGCATACCACTACCGTAAGGATACACATCCACGCTCAGATCTTTCTTCATGAAGTAGAGTTCAGTCTTCCTACAAATATCATAAATAATAGCGTTATTCATCAGGCAACTCCTTTCGTGTAGTAACCGTAAACACATCTAGTTCCGTCTCTAGAGCAGTCATAAGTGTCATACAAAACACCATCTTTGACACAGGTCAGATGCTTGCTGACGCTGACAATAAGAACACCATCAGGAAGTTCATCAGCTTTCAGATGTACCTGACATCCGCATCCGAAAATCATCGTCGGGTGCCAGACCCAACCGATGTCTTTCAAGTACTGCTTGTAAGTTTCTTTGAACACGCCGTCACGAGAGCTACTACGCTTCTCTCCGCGATGCTTGTAGACCTTCTCGTTCTTGGCTCGCTCATTCAGGGCATTATAGACCTCTTTGTAGTCCTTGCCAGTAGCGTTACAGATTGCTCTGGTAACGCAATCTCCTACATTAGTAGCCTTGAAGTAATTACTTCTCCCACCATCACTGTACTTGAATTCCATATGTTACCCCTTTAAGGTTCAATGTAAAGACGAAGTTTGTTGTTGCCGTTCGGCTCAAATCCGATGACCGTGCAATCGGAATAGAGACGATTGATAACATTTCTATCAGCTTCCACGAGATAATACTTGTGAACCATGTACCCAGGCTTTGTTGCATCAACAACCTGATACATTGTGTCTCCCTTACTAAACTTCAGAAGCTCTTTGACCGTCATGTTGGTATCTCCTTCTGCTCTGAATTTTATTTACAATTATATTATATAGTAAGTTTCTATAGAAATCAACAATCAGATCTTGTCCATATTGAACTTATACAGAGGATAGAAGCAGAACCCAGAGGAGCATACCTTACCAGTAAACTCACCAAGACCATTCTCCTCAATAAAATCTTCAGCCCACGGGCAGTTGTTGATGTCAACATAAGCATACCCGTAATTCTGACGACCGAGATTAACAGTAAGGAAAGCATACGGGAGCCAGCCTTGCATCTCTTCATCGAAGTAGTCGAGGCGGATAGCAAGACCTCCGTCGGTATATTCCTTCTTTACAAGATCAATCTTGTAAGTTTCTCCATAAGAAGTGATCTGATACATATTACTCCTCCTGTTTCATAACATAACTGATACGTTCAAGAAGCTGATTGAGATGCTTAGCACGACGAGTATACGCTCTGTGGGAAGTAACCGAGTTAAGGAACTTATCGCTTGTAGTCTCTTCTGCGTACTTCACGATTTCTTCTGCTTCCTCTTCGATATGACGCTCAGTATCAAACAAATCGTCTTCTGCAAGGACGTAGAAGTCTCTGAGCTCATCTTCAAAGAAAATCTTCTTAGAAAGTTTCTTGATAGTCTCCTGAAGTTCTTCAACTTTCTTGAGAGCTTCTTCCTTCTCTTTTGCACGTTCAGAGCATTCTTTCTCCCACTGAGTGGCATACTTGTCATTCTGCTCAGCACGCTGTTTCCAACTGCAAGCCCAGTCATTTTCGATATTCAGCTCAGCATCTTCAAAACAGCCCTCAAAGGCCATCGCGATGTAGCTGTCTTCTCCAAGGCTGTCGACGATCTTTTTGATCTGATTAAGAGCCTTTCTTTCCTGTTCCTTCGTAACCATGTTGTCCTCCTCAGTAAAGAGTGTTAGAGAGAATAGCGTCAACACAGAAATCTTTGAAAGTGTGTTCTGTGCAGACGTTACCACAGTAGAGACCGCCGTCCTTTTTCGCCCTCGTCATAAGGTTCAGGAAGGTCTTCATAAGATCACGGAACTCATTGTCCTCGATGTAGTACTCGAGGTCTTCTGCATCTTCGGGCTTAACTTCAAGATCGCCGTACTTGATATCTCCGTCAGCAGGTCCCATCGTCAGCCAACTCTCGAAGATATTTTCGTTGTTGATCTGGCGGGCGAGAAACTCCATCGCCTTGACTGCCTTGATTCTTTCAGCCTGAATACGAGCGTCCATCTTGTCCTCCTTGATCACCGATCGGGGTGTCGGCGTGTTCCGACCGTAGCCGGTTGGCGCACCCCTTATCCTTTTTACACTTATATTATATAATAACTCTTATTAAAATTCAACTAATGGATCTGCTTAGTGGATCCATTCCATACCACAGATCCATTCACCCAGGACAGTGGAGAAGTACCAGATCTCGATATCAGCACCTTCGGAGTGCCAGATCTTAGCCTGGTCCTTGGAGTCGGTAACCTCATTGGTGATCTCGTTTTTATAATATTTCTTCTGCTTGTCGGTCATGACTCTTATCTCCTTCGTTAATTTATTTTACATCTATATTATATAATAAGACTTAGTTAATATCAACTAACATAAAAATAGAGACAAGAATTAACTTGTCTCTATTTCTTACTTGTTTAGTAACATTATCAATAAGTTTCCGTTTCCGATTATTCTACCATGAAAGTCTCTAGTTTTATCTTCTTTCTTTCTATAGAACCCAAGAATATGCCCTGCAAAATCTCTAATTTGCTGATCTCCTTGTGCATCTTCCTCAAGAAATCCGATTATTTTTCCACCAAATTGTCGTATGGGTGTTCTTGTTTTAACGTACATCTTATTCACCTATCTCAAGATTTCCGTATCTTTCAAATACATCTTGCTTACTGATTTCAAATACTTGAGTTATACTTTTCTTTGGATCCTGAATAAACTTCTCAATAGTGTTCAGTATTTTTGTTTCCTTATATTCTATCTCTGAATATGAAAAAGAAAAACTTTTTATAACTAAACTGTTTATGTCTGGTAGTAACGGACCGAACAAGTAAATCTTTGTCCAGCCTAATTCTGTTGTTGTTAGTAAATACCACTCTTGTCCCATGTCGTTAAACATAACTAAAGCAATATTTCCGATGTCTTCTATCTCTACAGAAGCTAGATAAGATTCTTGCGGGAGATACTCAATCGAGGCCTTCATAAGATGAGATCACCGCCTCGTGAGCTGTTTTAATCTCCATTTCCCCATTGTCGTAATACTTTCTATATGTCCTTGAGTGTAACTGTCCTTTAATAGTTATATAGTCACTAACTTTCAAGTCTTTCGCTAACTTCTTAGCACAATCTCCAAAACATACACAAGGTAAATATGTGTCTATTCTAGTCTTTCTATCTTCTACAAATATATTGTTAGCAAGAATGAAATGAAAACTTTCTTTACCGTCTTTGTTCTTTCTCAGCTTATCAATCTTGCAAACTTTTCCGTCAATCTCAAACTCATTTACAACCTCTTGGTCGTTCTCATCAGTTTCAGGGATATCAAAATATGTAAACACATATAGCTCAACTCTATTCTTTTCAGAGTCTAGCTTCTGAGAGTAAGAACGAATATTTCCTTGTAAAGAAACTATCTGTCCGTCTGTATATCTGTTTGAATATCTCTTGAATTTTAGATTGAGAACGTCATCTTCACCATCTGTTCTTGGTACAATCAATTCCGCCTTTTGATATTCAACATCTTCGACATTGTGGGAGTATTCTATATTTCTAATTACTCCTTTTAGGCTTATCTTATTCATTTCTACAATTATCCTTTATGATGTATATTTACCGTTCCACCAGTCTGGTCTCCATCCAGGTTTTACACAGGAAACAATCTGGTTATTGTGAGCTTCCCATGCTCCTCCAGTGGTTGGAATATTAATATGACTACCACAATTACTTGAGCAGTCACTACAACAACCGCCATAACAGCCGTTGGTACATCCTGAACATCCAGAATAGCCTTTAGAAGTAGTTCCGATACAATATCCTCTGCACCCACCAGAGCACCCGAGGCATCCTCCCTTACACTGATCTTTACAGCCTGTTGTGCAAAGTCCAGAGCAAGATCCAGTACATCCTCCTGTGCAAGATCCTTGGCAAGTTCCGCTACAACCGCTTATGCAAGATCCTGTGCAACTAGTACACCCAGTACAACTCGTACAAGCATCTTTACAAGCGTTGGTACAACTAGTGCACCCAAAACAAAGACCTGTGCAACCCCCTGAGCAATCAGAGTAGTTAGAATTAGTTCCGCTTTCTTTTACAACAACTGCAGGTTCTGGATTTGATTCAAGTACTGTAACAAAACTTTCCATCTTTGCAAAGTCAGTGTTAAGAACAACTTTGTTCTTTTTCTCAGGAATAGTGTTGGAATTTGCTTTATTCAGAACATCCCACATCTTTGAAAGATGCTCGTACTTGATGTTTGTATCCTCTTCAGGTGTTGCGGAAAAGTTAAAAGCTGACGATCCATACTGAGCTAAAGATATACTACCTTCTGCTTCTCCTAGTTTACTTCTTCTTAGACATTCAGCTGTTATTCTAGTTTTAAGTTCTATAAATCTTTCTGGGGTAATAGAAGCCAATTCTAATTACTCCTTTACTAATTGTTTCAGCATTCTCAGTTCATCTGCATCTATAATTTCTAATGCCCATTCATCAGGAATGTCCATTTTGAAAACATCTTTTGATCCGAGTTTCTTATAGTATTTGTTCCACATATATGTTAATGCAAGTGCTCTTGCTTTATGTAAATCACATATAAATGTAGTCCTTTTATTCGCTGTTCCGTATAGTTCATAACAATAACCGGAACACCAACCGCAACCATCAGCAATAGGACAGTTAAAACATTTGTCAGTAGATTGACTTCTTCTTGTAATACAATCTAAACAATCTATTCTGTCACACTGCTCTTTGGTACTTCTTATACCATCTTTAACAGTTCCGATAATATAGGGCTCTCTTGAATCTCCGAGTGCGTTTGGCATATAACGAATACAAGGATACAAGTTACCTTGCCAATCAATTGCAAGCATCGCTCCCGTTCCACCACACCAGTTATGATTGTCTTCTGGTGACATAGGGTGACAGTACATCGGAGAGAGATAAGGGCAAACAAGAGGGTCTAACTTATCATTCTCAATCAAATAGTCTGCAAGTTTTTTTAACTGTTGATAGAAAATCTTAGCATCTTCAACAGTCCACACATCTTCATATACAGGATTGAAATTGACTATGGGATATCCGTATTCAACCATTGCTACAACAGCTTGATATAGACTACGGATATTACCAGGAGATATCGTCATCTTTGTTGGGAGAGATCCTTTTCCATACTTTTCAGTGTAGTCGTCAACAGCGGCGATTACTCTGTCATATGTTCCTCTTCCTTCTAAATCAAGCCTACAACTGTCATGTAATTCTTTATTACCATCAACAGTTATATTAAGTGACAAATGACGTTGATGTTTATGAAGATAGTTCTGTACTCTCGGATCAAAATACAGTAGGCCATTTGTTGAAATAGAAACCTTTGTTCTTGTTGCCCAAGGGTGATGTAATCTAATACATTCATCGAAGTAATAATCTGTTATCTTACTGACAAGGTCTATCTCCAGGAAAGGCTCTCCTCCAATAAACTCAAGAACAATTCCAACAGTGTCTTTCGGAATATAGTTTGTTAGCTTGTCAGATCCTGATAGCAAGTCATCAATAAATTGCTTTGCTATATCAAAGCTCATTACATTAGGTTTCTTGTTATGTTGATAACAGTAGGAACATTTCATACAACAATCTTCAGTTACCTGAAAAGTTATTGTACGAGCATAGATACCGTCTGTCTTTGCATCAAGACCTTTTGTTCTGTCTTCGATGAATAATCTATTCAAAGTCTCCGGGTACTCTTCAAAGTTCCCAATCATAGATTACTCCTCATTAACTTTTAGTATACAAGTATTGTAATCTAGATCCCATTCTGTCATAGAACCAATATCATAGAGCTTAACAAGCGTGTTCTTCGCTTCCTCAAACTCAATATAAAGTTCTTTCCACTGAGTTGTGTAATATTCCACAGCTTCCATGTTTACCGAAGACTGTTGCCACAAATAATTGATTAAGTCTTTGGTTGCATTCATTTCAAAATGAATTGATTGGATCTTGTCTCTAAGTTCTTCGTTTACTTTGATTTCTTTCATTTCTTTTTATCTCCTTTATAATATTAAGTGTATCCTACAGGAACGGTTGACCATTTAACACCGTCATGATATTGTAGGCCGGTAGCACCGTTTAGATAGAATTTCTTTGTATCGGTGTCACTAGTTGTCCAAGGTCTATAGTTGTTAAATGCTTCTGTAATCATCTGATTAACAAAAGTGTAAACTGCTCCTGCTGTAACAGGATTTTCAGAGTTTGGAGTAACAGTAGTATCAAGAGTCTTTCCTATCAATTCAGAAAGACCTGTCTGTATCTCTTGCATTGAATCTTGAACATCTTGTATTGAGCTTTCCAGACTTAACTGAATGTCTTTAACAGCTCCGCTGGTGATGACATCTTCACTGCCCACTACTGCGCTGTTAACAGCATCTTTTGAAGCCGCTGAACCGAAAGTCATAACAGGAGTAAGTGTTGTTCCATCAGAAGTGTTGATAACAACTTTTCCTGAAGAATTAACAGTGTAATACAGCTGTGAATCTGCCTGTGCCTTAGGAACAAATCTTATAACATTTCTTTGACTTACTAACGACTCATTTCCGTTACCAACGGTAAAGTACTGGTCATCAGTATATAAAGGTTCGCCGTATTGTAATTGAACATTAGCGGCAGTACCTAATGTTTGACTTCTTTTTACGAGTATTGTAGTATCCATATAATCCCCCAGGGTTAATCTTCTGTTTGTTTGATCTCTCCCGTTAAGATTCCAGTCATGAATTTTGTTGCGTCGTCAATCTGTTTTAATTCAGGATCATTCTCAACTTCTTCATTTGCTTGTTTTAAGCGAATATCAAGTGAGTCTAAGTATTCCTTAATAACTTCAGTACGTTCTTCTTCAGATGCTTCATCAAACTCAGGAATAACTTCAAGTCCAATGTCTGAAATTAGAACTCCTTCAAGGTGATCCATTTCATGCTCAAATACTAGAGCGGCTTTTCCTAATAGTCTATTACTTTCTGCTTCTCCTGTTGGTTTCTGATACATAACTCTTATGTCATTGTTACGTACTCTAATATACTCTTTACCGGGAATGGAAGAGCACTTTTCTCTTGAGAGTTGCATACCACTCGGAGAATAAGATTCAATTATCGGATTGATAAATGTCTTCACTTGGTCATTCTCAAACTTCATGCAAAAGACGCGCTTATTGTATCCGATAGCTGGGGCAGATAGTGCAAATAAATCTTCTCTTTTTCTTAAAGTTCTTTTTAAGTATTTAACAATTTCTTGCAGTAATTGACCTTCTCGTAAAGTGTCAATTTCTTCTGCTCTTTCGCTTAGTTGAATTTCATCCGTGATTATGTCTTTTGTTCCTGCAATCATGTGTCTTCTCCTAATCTTTAATCGTTTTCTCTGATTGTAAGCTTGTACTGATCGCTAGCAAAATCCGCAATCAGTGTAAGTGTATAATCGTCACTAATATATACAATTGTAGATCCGTCTATTGTTACATTAGAACTTTCTTCATCTTCATCTAACAAATCGGATCTATCTAGTTTAGAATAGTAGATTCCATAGTCATTTGAATCTCTTATGTCTATTACATAAGTTCCATCTGAGCTTAACTTTGGAATTTCACTTATCCCTATTTCTCGTAATAGCTGTTCCATCTGTGTCTTCTCTCGCTTTCTTTGATTGTATATTTTTGATTAACTTAGACATTTCTTTTTCAAGAATTATCTTTTGAATGATTTCTCTTACAACAATTATGATGTACAGGATGCTTACAATCAGAAGTATAGTTTTTACTAATATACTCACAATCACAAACTTCCTTCTAAATATGTAATTTAGCACTATTATAAAACGCTTAAAAAGAAAGCTGGTACTATTTAATTACCAGCTTTGATATTATTTAATACAGTTTTATTTTCTTCTCTTACATCATCAAGTGTCTTACAATCTTCTAAGAGTTTCTTATTCTGTTTTGTATATCTCTGTTGCTTACTTTTCTTTGTAGGCTTATTCAACAGAAAGATTATGTAGGAGATTGTTCTAAAGTTTGTTTTGATGGGCTCAATCTGTTTTTCAAGATTTTTCAATGTCTCAGGGCTAACAAGATTATTTTTGTATTCTTCTTCCATATCTTGTAATGTAAGAATTAGTTCATGATAATCTTCAGCGACTTTTTCATAATATTCCTTTACATCTTTTACAGCCATTTTCAAACCTCATCTCTTTTTTTCTTCAAGTATAAATACAATTCATCATCAGACTCAATCCACACTTCTCTACCGTCAGCTTCCCACAAGAATGGAGTTGGTTTTCCGTTCATCTCAATTCCATTACAGTTTCTTTCAAAAAAGTAGTAAGATACTGAATCAGTATTGAACTCCTTGTCAAGTGCTTCAATTACAGAATCTATCAATCTGTATACCGGATTGTTGTCATCAATAGATATACCTAGTTTATGTAAATTAGCGATATGCTGGTTCATGTGCCTACAGGAATTGAGCAAAGAAGAGAATGTATCCATACTAATCATATCAAGGTTCCTCAATCATTATACAGTTTACTTTATGAGAGAATGCTGTACAAGCATCCATCGCTACAATACCACTATCAATAAAAGGAGAAAAGTGTGCTACGTCTCCTTTTACATGAGGAAACTCTACACCGTCATGATGAATAACAGAATGTCCCCAAGAAGCATGCCAGTGACCGCACCAGATTGTTTTACCGCGTATCTTTGCACCGTCAAGCCATGCTTTCATACCATTCATCCAGCGAGCACCTCTCCAATCTGCATTAGGAGATCTCCAGTTAGATTGTTTTTCATACGACGGATATATCTTTGTTCCCCATTCATCTTCTTTCAAAGATTGCTTACAAGGAATCCAACCGTGTACAAAAATATTCTTTCCAACTTCTGCGAAATCAACAGTTTTACTAACATAGTCATTCCAAAGAGAAGATCTGTCTACAGCAGAAAGTATTTCCATATCGTCAGATTCTGAAAGCCCAAACTCTTTCATAGAAATTCCTTCATGAAGAGCAATCGCTTCCGCTGTTTTAACTGTCCCGTTATGTATGTCATGAAGTAAGAATACTCTACGAATGATAGCATTTTCTAATAGTTCTTCATGATTTCCTTTTATAAGAATCTTTCTGTTATCAGGAAGATTGTTAACAAACTCTAATACTTTTACAGTATCAGGACCTCTATCACAAAGATCACCGAGAGAAACAAAGCACTGATCTTCTCTATCTTCCCAACCTGCACCTTTCAGTGCTTCCATCATTTCATTGTAGAAACTGTGTACATCAGCTACAATAAAGTACTGCATACATTTGACCTCCGATATTTAGTGGTGCTAACTGTGAGATTTGAACTCACAAAACAATGAGGTTTGAGCTCACCCCGTCTACCAATTGCGGCAAGTTAGCATAAGAGGCGAAGTAAATCGCCTCTATAATAAAACAAACTTTATATATTATGATTTATATTAGAGATTAAAAATATTGAAAAGATCTTCAATACGGCTCAGGCTACGGAGAAATTCATCATTTGCTTCCTGACCTGTATAACGCTTGGTGTATACCCCAAACTTCTTATTGAAGTCCATAATCGCTTCCAGACGATTTTTCTCTGCTTTCTGGAGTTTTTCCTTTGCAGGATTAACAATCTCTTTGTAGGCAATTCTGGCCTTATCCTCTGCCTTCTTCAGTTCGTCATAAGCTTCTGACACTGCTCTCTCAGCAGATTCAACTACCTTAGCAGCCTGCTTCCTTGACTCTGCCTTCTGCTCTTCAACAGACATTGACTTCCGATTGACGGCATTCTTGCTCTTTTCAATCAATTCCTGTTTAATGCACTCTTCTTCAGAGTCAAAATACTTTTTAAGAATTTCGCTATAAAATACTTTCTTCATTTTAACTTCCTCCTTAACTCGGTGCTGTACTTAACCGAGTACTTATAGAATTTATCTTTATATAAAGTTTGTATTATTCTACGTTGATTCTGCAGATAGTATCAACTACATTCTTCTTTGTAGCGATGATTAGATTTTGGGAAGCCGCAGCTGATAGACGAAGTTGCTGAGCAAGATCATCTGTACCCATTAGACTGCTGTTAGAAACTACAACAGTTCTATTCTTTTCATCAGTAAAGAAGTGATGTCTATGTGCAGTAAGTGCTAGATCATAGTAGTCCTTTGTCATAAGGGACAGATTAGCAACAACTGTTTCAGGCTTGTCTTTATCACCATGAACAGCAATAACTTTATGACCTAGACAAGTGAAAGATGCAATATCGTCACCCAGTGTATTATCATTGAAATGAATTGTCGGAACATCCTTCAGCCTTTCTTTGAGGAACCAAGTGATAATTCTGACAAGAGATTCAAGATCAAGAGAATCACAGAGGTTAGGTTCTAGTCTGCTGTGATTATCAAGAGTGTCATAATATTCAATGTCAAGGAATGACGACAGAGCAAACATAAAGTTAGCAAGAAGCTCCGACACTTCAATCGTCTGAGTGATAACATCAAATCTGCTCTTTAATCTCAGTGTTAAATGAATTCTTCCTGCAATCATATCTCCGAGATTGACTACATGAAGTTTATGAATATCGTAAAGAGCGCATCTCTGTGCCACTTCTTTCGCAAGCCTCATAACACGTTCTTTACAAATGTCGGGATTGTACTGATTATAAGGACTGTCAATACAGATTCCATAATGCCAATCGCTCAGCTGAAGAATTGCTTCTCTTTCTTCATTCTTACGAGCAGCGTGCTGTTCTAGCACGTCTGGCTTCAGAGTGAATGAAAACTTCTTATTAAATGTTTCAGCAACTTCCTTGGCAATATCTTTAATAGTCTCTTCACGAGAAACTCTTCTCAACATTGCATTTAACTGAGTTTTTTCGTCAGCGGACTTAAATTTAGCTTTTACAGTTTCAATTTTCTCTTGGAAAGCAGGATCATCAATAAGAAGTTGCTCAGGCTGATCCTCATTTGAAACACCAGCTCTCCTTGCTCTGCTATATCTTGCTCTACACGCTCCGCCAGTCATCGCTACTCCATAGTAACGATAAACTTCATCAGCACAATTCTCCCAAGTAAAACTTGGATCTATTTTCTTGTTCTTATTATACCAATCTACAATAAATTCCGTTATACTATTATTATTCATCTTCATGCTGTAATTCAATAGGAATATCCTCCAAATCTATATCTTCGGGTTCTACATCTATAATACCACTATCGGTATCTGGAACCGCACTTTCTTTGGCCTGACTTAGAATGTTACGAATTGCATTAGCTACTCTTTCCCTTGACATCCTGTCCAGACCTTGATTATCCATGTTTATGTTTACTTGATTATTCTGATTTATATGTATTGTAGGCAACTCCGTTTCTGTAGAGTTCTTCAGAAGCGTTTCTTGCATTACTTTGAAATAGTTAATTAAATCAGTGTTACTAAATTCATCAGGTCTAGAACTAACTCGTTGAAAAATTTGACTAACTATACTGTCCTGTATTTCGCTAATTCGAGTTGTTCTTAACATGTTCTTTTTCTTAATATTAAGATTGAACATATCAACAATCGTCTGTAGTTCTTTTGGATCAGTTTCAGTTAGAAATTTTTCAGTTATATCTTGTTCTTTCAGTTCTTCACTCATATTAACATTCCCTAAAACAGACTCTTGTAAACATCCATTACTTTATTTCTGAGTGCTGACTCTACTTCCGTAGTTAGTGGACTAGCATCTGAACTAGTGGTAGCTATAATTTTCTTCTCTAATTTTGAAGAAGGAATAAACTTGTACCTTATGCAGTCCCCTTCGTTCAATATATTCAAATAACCAATTCCAAGATCAATTTCTGTAAAGTTTTCATTATTCAATTTTGACTCAAACAATGAGTGACAGATTATATACTCTGCTTTGTCAGATAGCTGTTCAAGTGCAGACCTTGGTATTGTGGTTAGTGTTTTTAAGTCCTCGATAAGATCTGTCATCTGGGGTCTCCTAGTTTCTTCAATATCCTCAGCTCGTCTCTCTTATCATAGTATCGAATACTAGAAGCTATTTGCTTGTAGTATGTTTCTAATGACTTGTTTAATCTGAGCTGAATATACATTGGGAGTAAGATTGACTTATCCCGTTTGTAACTCTGTAAGTCGTCAAGTATTACATTCAGGTTCATTTTTGAAAGTGTATTGTTCTAATACTTCTTTAATTTTGTTATAGTTCCTTTTTACTATCCTGATATCAGTTGTTCTCTTTCCAAGTAACTTAAGAGCTTCTTCAAACGACATATTATCAATATTAACATATTGATACAGTAATAAAGAATGAACAATCTCTTCAAGTTCTTCTATAGTTGGGATCTTGATTGTAAGACCTCCGAAATACTCACATAACTTTAGAAGATTACTCTTGTCAAGTACATATGCAAGTTCGCTTATAGCAGAGTACTCAGGAACTTCTCTTAACTTATACAGTACAAAGAGAATAAGAGAATAACTATCAACTTCATTCAGTTTTGCAAGATCTTCCTTTACCCTCATTCGTTCTGTCCTTCATTATTACTGATACTATTTGCAAGTAATGACAACATATTAGAGTGTGAAGATATATAATCTCTACCTTGCCAAGATAAGTCTTTTGCTATGTAATGTTTCATTCCATTTGTAAGTGCTTGAATGTAACCTTTCATTTCATCAGGCAGATGGAAAAGAATTACAAAGTCTTTATTCTGTTTCCTATATAATGCTTCCAACTGGTCTGGAGAATATGAATTAGATAACTTTTTCAAACTTCTACTATCTAGAACGATTGAATTCAAGAAGCTTAGAAGACAACTTAGATATATGTTATTATATATAATACTATTTTCTGAGTAAGGAATATGAGTAAGGTATGCTCTTAATCCTTTTATTATATCTCCTAAGCAGGCTTCAAATTCAACTCTACCAAGAAAGTCTGTTGACTCAGAAACTAGTTGACGGAAAGAGTAATTAACTGCAACGTCATTAGTAATTTTATTTGATGTATAATCATATTCATACTTATCAAACTCAGCAGCACGTTGACCTATTGTGCTCTTCATGTAGTTAAGTATGCTCTTTACACGTTTTAGTTTAGGTTCCCCAGCATCGTTGTATTCAAACTGTTTCTTGTTTGTTAAGCGTAAGTATAATTGAGAAGCATAGTAAATTGCAAACTCTTCGTACTCATCTTCAATGTTAAACAAGTTTTCTTTATGAGCCAACATAATCGCGAGGAAATACAAATACTTGTAAATAGTCTCTTGGTCATGGTCTGGTTTATATATATTCTCATCAATATATATAGCCATTGTCGTATATTTAAGATTGTTAGGCTTTTTGTATAACATGGCTAATCTTGTTTACATCCTTGATAACAGTAATTTCATTATCACAAGGAATACAAAGATTATCTCTGTGCGTAACAATGAATACACTACTAACATCTTCAAGATGGGTAGAAACAAGATCAATAATCTTCTGACAACCTGTTATGTCAAGAGCATCAAAGATCTCATCACATACTAGAATATTACTTGAGAAGTTCATCAGATGACACAACATATCTCTAATCGCTAGTTGAATAATAACATCTAACTTCTTCTGTTCTCCACCGCTAAGAGATTCATATTCTTTGTTATCAAAGGAGATTGAGATATTATTTCCTTCTTGTTTGAATTCAAGAAGATCATTGTCAAACACAACTCTTGAATACGTCTTTGCCCTGTTATTGATAAAGTCAATAACATTCTTAAGTAAACAACCTCGGAAGTCTCTCTTTACAATTGTTTCCATTTTGTTGACGATACCAAGATGATTCTTTGTATTATCCTCTTCCTCATTATAATACAATAACTTGGTATCCAATCCAGAGATACTGTCTTCTAGGGATTTTATCTTTTCTTCGGTATTTCTTTTTTCGGTTTCTGCAGTACTAAGGAGATGTTCTGCCTCCACTAGTTTTTTAGCAGTTAATTCTTTCTGAGAGGATAGTTGACGATACTCTCTTTCTTTCTGCTCAATCTCTCTACTTACTTCATCTTTCTTTGTTTGTATTTCTTTGAGCTGTTTAGCAAAGAGTTTATCATTCTCTCTTAATTCATCAGATTTAGATTGAGTTATAGATGCTTGTTCCTGTTGAAGTTCCGATAAGCGATTTTTTAATTGCTCAAGTGTATTTTCAACAGGAGTTGTGTCGGGCTTAGTAACTCCTACAAGCTTCTGACCACAAGTGGGGCATACATCTGTGATACCTTTTAGGCGAGATAATTCACGTTTGTTTGCTGTAATATCTGTGTTTACTTTTGCAATCTCAACACTAAGCTCTGTTAACTTATCAGAATAACTTGCGTTGATTTTGATTACATTTTGAGTACTTTCAGATTGCTTTGAGTAGAAAGCATCTCTAATACTGTCTGCTTTTTCTTTTCTCTCTTTAATATACTCTTCTAGATCTTTTACTTGCTGTTCAAGTAAGGAACACTGCTCTCTAAAGGCAGTTACATCATTTTCAATATCTACAATACTAGAAGAAGAAAGCGACTCTAGCTTTTCTTTCTCTTCCTCCAACTGTTTACTGAAGATGTCTTTCTTTGTCTGTTCAGAAAGGGCGGACTTCTGAATGTTTAGTAGAGAATCATTAAGAAATGTTTTTCTTGTTGAAATTCTCTGCTTAAGATCCTCAATCATGAAGTCCGATTTCGAGAGCTCTTCGAGTACTTGCTTTCTTCCTGACGGTGTATTATTTGAAAACCTTTGTGGGAGACCTTGACCAAGAATAATAACACTACTGAGTAATGAACTTGTAAGGTCTGGAATCTGCTGTTTCAGAATAGCTTCGCTATCTCTAATACCTTTACCAGAGATATCTTTACCATTGACTGAGATAGTTAAAGAACTTTTAAGTTTACTGTGATCCTTTGTTCTCTGTATAACAAAGTTTGTATCATCTACATTAAAATCAAGGCAGACAACAGCTCCATCATTTCCGAATATATTTACTACATTCTTGTTACCTCGAATTGTTTCTCCTGTAAGTGCCCAAACAATTCCTTCCCAGATGGAACTCTTACCAGATCCATTACTTAGTGCAGAATCTCCAACAGCTTCATTCTTGCCAGAAACAAGAGTATAGCCAAGATTATCTAATTGTACTGTTTCGTCTTCAAAACTCATAAAGTTATTAAGACGAATATTGTTAAACTGAATAATCATTTACAGATCTCCTGTAACTCTGACAGAACTAAATCATCAGTTCCAAGGTTCTCAAATATGTATTGCTTGAATTGATCTAAATGATCAACAGAGAAAGAAACATTTGCTTCTTCTCCTTCTTCAATTCTATTTCTCTCAATTATGAATTTACTTACAACAACTTTTGAGCACTTCGGAAATCCATTGTCGGGCCATTTAGGATCAAATCTTGCCCTCAAGCACTGATAACTGTCATCTTCTTTACAACGAACAGTTACAACAGCATTGTTTTTTATATCAGAGCAGAGCTTATTCAGGTAATCAATATTCCAATCATCAATAAACTCTAACTTATAAAAGTTAAACGCGAAAGGATTTTCTATAACATAGAATTTCCAATCGTCAGTATCAACAATTATGATATTATGACTGTACTGAAACGCGTCCTCTGAAAAGTTCTGACCTGTAAGGTTTCCAATACTACGAATCTTGTCTGTGACCTGACACCCATTATGTAGATGACCATTTATACAGACATCACAAACAGACTCAATCTCTTCAACCGAAAATCCTTCTTTTGAAATGAACCTACCGTAATTAATTCCTTTTATATCATTGTGACTGAGAAGAATTTTTTTCTTATCTGGATCGCAATCTTTGTATACTTCTTTTAGATCAGGTCTATCTTTTTCAAGAAAGTAGGGGAGATAAAGTATCTGAAAATTATCAAACTTTTCAAAGCAACAAGAATTGATTACTTTACTATTCTTTAAGTTAAAAAGATGTGCTGTACTGTATTTTAGATCAGCAGTGTTAACTTCATGATTTCCTACAAGAAATGTATGTGGAAGAGGACTCCACTTAATCTCATTAAGAGCAGTAACACTCTCTGCATCTAGTTCTGCTTTATCAAAGAAATCGCCTAAACAAATAACACTATCGCAAGAATAATCCCACGCACACTGCTCAACCCAGTTCATAGACTGGATAAGATTCTCTAAGCGTAAGGAATATTTTTCTCCTCTGCTTCTAACGATAGAAGAATAAGTAGACCAATGTACGTCGCTGAAAAGTAATATACGCATGCTTATTTCAATCCAATTCTATTATCTGCGGCCTCGTCCATTTCAATTACTGCAATGATTGCATAGTTTGCAAGGTCAAGAAGTGTGTCTCTAATGGACTCATCTTTAACTCGCTGTTCGGCAGAACTCTTACTAGAAAGAGATCTAAGTCTAGACATCTTATCTTCCATTCTAACAAGAAAAGAAGTAAGACCATACTTCAAATAAGTTTCATGAACGCTGTCACCATAATCAGAATTCTTAGCCTTATATAGTTCTGTTAGACCATTAACAATCTGAGAGTGACGAAGACCTTTATCCATACGCTGTCCTTTCACATTATAAGTTTAATATATAAGTAAGTACATAATCAACAATTATGTCTGTTGTTAACTCTCCTGTCTTCAATCTCTTGTCAACTGAAGTTAACATTTCATATATCTTAATTAGCTGTTCTCTTGTATAGTAACCACAAGAATACTTAACTGCCCAGAACTTCTTTGTGTCCAACCCACACCCTTCGGGAGTAGGATTGTTAGTACACTGGACAGAAATAATATCTCTAAAGTTCTTGATTAGTATTCCAACTAACCCAAGAGGATCACATTCAATATTACCAATCTCACTGTAAACATCTTTAAGAGTAGTTATGTCTCTCTTAATAATACAGCTCGAAATATCAAAGATAGAATAACGACTAAGATCATTGAAAATACCATCATATATAAAGTCTTTAACAACTGATTTTCTTTCTTCAGGAGTGAATAGCGAAATCTTTTCAAGCTCGGAGTAAAGACGATTTATATCTTTACCGCACACTTTTAAGATATACTGAATGTCGTTAGGGTCAGCTCCATCAGCCATTGAGTATGCCAAATCTTCTATCTGCCAATTCTCTAACTTAGGAACTGTAACTATATTCTCTTTAAGTTGTTCAGATATTGAATCTGATACTTTACTACAGATGACCCAGATATTTTTATCAGTCTTCAAAAAGTATGCTAGGCTATCTTCAGGAAGTTCAAATACTTCGCAGGAGAACACGTACTGTTTGTTTGAGGTATCGTCCCAAGAACCAAACAGGCTGTTTGAATTACTTCTAAGTGTTAGTATATCTTCAACATACTCAACTTCAATATTGTTCTTTCTATACCAATCAAGATACTGTAAAGGTACAAAGTTACTGTTTTTACAGATAAACACTACAAGACCTTTTATTAGTTTCTTGTCTACTACAGAAGTTTTTACTTGCTGTAAATCCATTCAAACACCCAACTTTAGTTTCATAAGATAATGTTCAAACAACTGCTTCTTGCTGATATTTGGAATAAATGTCTGATTATACATATCAGAAGTTAGACGATATATGTTATAAAATACCGGATCGGTGTTTTCAACAATTGCTTTTCTGACAGAGTTAAGAAGTATCTTTATAAAGATTTCAAAACTGTATTTTCCGTCCTCGTGTTTACCGTAGTAGAATCTTTCTGCTACTGACAGAGTATTTGCAATTCCAGCCCTTGAAATACTATATACCATCTTTTCTGCTAACACGTACATTTGATTAAGGTCGTCTTCGGAAATTTTCAGAATATCAATTACTTGACCCGGTGTATTAGCAATACTTAACTGAAAGTCAGTTACTTGAGGAAACATCTTCCTAAGTGCCTCAGGAGTATATGTTTCTAATGTCCATATCTGACATCTGTTTAGAATTGTATCAAGAAGTTGCTGCTTTGTTTGACAAACAATAATAATGTAGCAATTCTTTAATGGTTCTTCAAGAAACTTAAGTATAACATTCTGCTGTTTAATTGATAACAAAGATGCGTCAAACAGATAAAGATATGGCTGAGGTCTTGTTAAGAATTGTTCTATATCCTCATAAGATACAGGAGTTCTTATCTCTACTTTCTCTATATGAAGTTTCAAAGAAATATATTCAGCTAGTGTGTGTCTTCCAGAACCTTTCTCGCCAAGAAGTATTACTGAACGAGGAAAAGAATCTAGATTATAGTTGTCAATCCTACTTAGTAGTAACTCCTGCCCCGCCATCATACTAACCTACACATCTGAAGAAAGACAACATCAATAGAAGTTCTTGGATTGCTGTCATTCTTTAACATATTCTTCAACACTAACAATTTATCTACAATATAACTGTAATAACGTGTAGCTCCTTCAAAGTTAACACAATACTCTAACTTGGACTGCATACTAGAGGGGATCTGTGTTAAAGTATAATCTTTGAACAGAGCATACTTATCTACATCTAAACAGAAAGACAGAAACTGTTCCACAAAAAGCTTCAAGTCATTACCTGAGTTATATACTTCATCAATCTTCTTCAGCACTTCAGATTCATTAGCATCAATAATTGCATTCAAAAGATTAAAGAAAATGTCGTAAGAGTAATTACCGATGGCCTGAAGTGTATTCTCAATTGTAATACTTGTACTATAATCTGCGCACTTTTCAAGATATGCGATACCAGCACGCATCTCTCCGTTACAGATACGACTAATGTAATCACAAGATTCTTCGTAGTCTGTGAAGCCTTCTTGTTTACAGATATACATAAGACGATCTTTTATCTGTTTTGAACCAATTCTATTGAAGTTAAACTTCATAACTCGGTTCATAATAGTTGCTGGAATCTTCTGCGGATCTGTAGTACAGAAAATGAATATCGTATATAGAGGAGGTTCTTCGAGAGTTTTTAGAAGTGCTTGCCAACTCGCGTTTGTTAACGCGTGAGCTTCGTCAATTATGTAAACTTTATACTCGCTATCAAGAGCTCTTTCGCTAGCAGATTTAATAATAGACTTGATATTGTCTACACCATTATTAGACGCGCCGTCAATTTCAATGGGAGAACCTTGTCCTCTATTTATTGCAGAGGCGAAAGCTCTAGCAGAAGTTGTTTTACCACAACCACTAGCACCTGAGAATACATACGCGTTCTTAATCTGACCGCTCTCTATCTGTCTAGTAAGGATCTTTACAATAGAGCTTTGCGATATAACTTCGTCAAGAGTTTTAGGTCTGTACTTTGTAGCTAAAGACATTTACTCTACCCTTTCATAACTGATGATTGATTTTGCAGGTATCCACATATTCTCGTAGAAATTGTCGTTCGTCTTATCTGTATCGAACTTATATCCTCTTCCTGTAAATCTAATCATCTTTCCTGCTATCTGATTTATCTGAATAAATAGTGTAGTGTCTGTAATCTTCTTACCTTTATTCCAATCTGTATCCAGAGTAAAGTTAGGAGGAGGATTTACAATATAATTTGCAATAACTATTTTGTATACTCCATTAACAACAAAAGAAGAGTCAGGAACATTTACATCTTCAGTTGTTCTTTCAAAAACTAGATGAGTTGTTGAATCATCAAAATGGAAGTTCCTCGTCTTCGTCAGTTTCTCCAACTGTTTCTGTATTACTTTGTTCATTATTTTTCACCCTAAAGAAGATATTACCGCTTGTATTCTCGTTAATGAATGACGCTTCCATGTCTGCGATGTAGATAAGAATTGAAAGGGGATACACATTCCAAACAGCTCCGATATTATCTTTCATACTATCCCAGGACATATTTCCATGATGATGAATAATAGCGATAGACTCAATATAAGTCAGCGGAATGAAAGACCTGATATAATACTCTGAAGTAGTTTCGTGATTACCATAGATAAAACGCTCACTGTCATCAAGAGAAGCGTATTCTTTCACAGTAATCCAATCAAACCTTCCTTGCTCGTCATGTTTACTACCTTTTTCGCTATATACCTTTTTGTTCCTATAGTCTATCTTGTAGTGGTTAATCTTAGCAAGATCATGCAGGAGACCAACAATAAGACAAGTCTCTTCCGAGATAATATCCTGCATTCCAAAATCTTTTACAAGAGCTACAAGATTGTCATAAACATTCAAAGAGTGAGCACAAAGACCACCCATATAAGCTGAATGATACTTTGTACTTGCAGGAGCAACAAAGAAGTCAGAATTTTCAAGCCAATTCAGAAGACCTTCAATGTTAGCTCCTTCTCTTTTAATTGAAGAAACAAGTGTAGTAAACCTGAATTTGTTTTCTGCGATTTGAACATCTGTAAGCATAAAATTCTCCTTATATACAAATACTACTATATTAGCTATAGTAGTATTATATAATAAATATTCAGTTAATTCAACTATTTGTGCTGGGTTGCTCAGGAGTTTCTTCTTGATCTGGTATATCTGTCCCGTACATTACAAACCAGTAATGTATGATATTTTCAGTTATCTTTCTGTCGGGTTTCTGAGCCAATAGGTCTATAAGGTTCTGTGCTGTTATAAATCTCAGATAGGGTCACTCCTTACTAGCCCACTTAGCACGGATCTCAGCGTAGTCGTCGATAATGTTGTCATACTCGGTGAGCCAACTCATCCGACCGTGAGGACGTACACCATACACGTCCTTATGAAGATCGGAGTACATTCCGATTTCGGAAGCGTAGATGGGCTCACCCTTCTCCATACGAGCCTCGAGGTTTTTCTCGTACTCACGGAACTGATTCTCGAAGAACCAGTCACGGTCGTCCCACTCGTTGTCGTAGTTGTCAGGATCGGGAATATCGTCAAACTCAGGCTCCTCGATCTCAACGTCGCTCTTGATGACGTTGCCGAAGGAATCAAAATCAAATTCAGAATCGTAACGCATAACTGGGACCTCCGTTAATTTTTATTTACACTTATATTATAAATGATAACGGAATGAATTTCAACTATTCTCTTCTTCTAGTTTTTGAACAAGAAACTTCATTAGCTTTTCGCTAATAACATAATAGTTGTCGCTACCAGGACCAAAGTTAATACATAAACAATTATTATCCAGACGATTAGAAAAGGCTTCTTCTTTATTCTTATCAATCCATTCTTTCTTAACAGAAACGGATTGTTTTTCTGTCATAACTGTTTTACACTCAATTAAGAGAGACGCCTGTCTTTGAACTACGTCTCCCTTTTTCCATTTTGTTGCTCCACTATTCGGTGTTTGTGTTGCACCAAGAGCTCTACAAACGGACTTTTCATGTAAGTCGCTATAGTAACGAGTAGACTCTTTATTATCTGTCATTACAGTTCTTCCAGATTAGTACTTGCTATATCAAGACCAAGCTTCTCACTCAGATCAATATCAAGCATAGACTCAAAAGATTTGATAAACGGATCTTCCTTTTCTTTGAGCTTGTCGTAGCATCTGTCGTAGAGCTTTCTAGCTTCAATCGGATTAGTTTGGAAATATGTATAAACATTCTTCTTCCCTCTAATCTTTATTTCATTTCCGCTCTCATCTTTTGCAAGCTCTCCTGTATCTGGGTCAATAATTTTGAATGAGCCCTGAACAGAATTATCAATAAGACCGAGATGAGTTGCTACATCTATAGTATCTTGTAACCAATCAATGCCCTTATTGTAGTTAAGGTGAGCCATTCCGAGCTTTCTATCCCACTTGCAAACCTTTGTCTTTAGAACATAACACTCAATAATATGACCTGCAGGAGACTCTGCTTTCTTTGTGAGAATGTTTCCTTCCTCGTCAAAGAAATCACCACGCTTAAACATCAATCGCATAGAACAAGCATGCTTCCAAGCTCTTCCGCCAGGAGTTGTAAGAGGATCTCCATAGCCAGTCATATTTTCTCTTACTTGGTTGATTGCAATAAGAGTTGCTTTATACTTACGGAGAAGACCAATCGCTGTATTAGCAAACCTAGTAAGAGCCTTTGCAATTCCACCCATCTGCTGCTTTTCCATAGACTCATCAGCAATCTGTGCAGGTACAAGAGTTGCAATACTGTCAAAGATAAGAAGACCAACTTCGCCTGTCTTAAGCATGTCAAGAGCCATGTCAAAGATCTCTTCTGCTGACTGTGCTTCGGGTCTAATACAAACAGTCTTTACGGGAGCTTCTTCACTCATATCATATCCGAGCTTTGCTGCCCACACAGGGTCAGCTGTACCTTCATTATCAAGAAATACAATAGCTCTCGGATTATCAGGATTACGCTGGATTTCTGCTTTCTGGTAAGACGCTGCTGCTAAGAAGCTATTTGTAGTCTTACCACTACCTTCTTGTCCCGAAAACTCTACAATACGTCCTTCGGGGATACCTCCGTAGATTGCAAAGTCCAAGCCAGGGCTACCAAGTGAAAGTGTACCTTCAACGTCTAGCGCGTCGATACCATACTTAACAACAGAATCTCCGTACTTTTTAGATATAGATTTTAGAACTTCGTTTAGACTTTTACTTTCAGCCATTAAGTATACCTTCCTATATCAGAGTTCAATTTCTTCATTCAAAATCTTTCTAACTCCAGTTACAGGAGTAGAGGGTAGATATTCTTCTCCCATTCGTCTACTAATAGACTTTGAAAGAGTAGAAATCATAGTGTTTGCTGCGTCAATCTTATTCTTCATAACTTTATAAGCTCTAGAATAAATATCGCTAGCAACTGCTTCAGACTTTGACGCTTCTTCACTAAGAGCTGTTAACTCATTTACTGTCTTCTTCTTATTACTTGTTGCATCAGGTACTTGGTTATCAAGATACGCTTGATTATATACTTCTTTGTACTTTGCTTTACTTAAATAATCAAGAGAACCAAGTTTCTCAAGCCTTTCCTGCATAAAGTATAAGCAGTTTGACAACTCAAGATGATATTTCTCAAATACAGAGATCGACGGATCTGTTACAGCAATGATATCATTATACACACCAGTCATAACATCGTCAAGACTTTTTGTGTATCTTGAAACAACTTCATCCGCTACTCCCGCATAAAGATCATAATTTTCTTCTGTTTCTTCAATAACTTTCTGAATTTCTTCAAGACTAACTTGCATTATTATCTCCTTTACCAGCCTTCAGGAAGATCCTTCAAGAATGAATAATCAGAATCCATAAACACTCTCTTCTTAACTGAAGGTATCTCAATTATATCTTCTTCGCCTAGATTTCTAATTCCAACAGACTTTTGATTATTCTTTTTCAAATGAGCTATTGTTTTAATCGGAATATACAAACACTTATCTTTCTCATACAGCCAAAGAACAACACCTGCTCTTACACCTTGCATACCAACATACTTTCTTAACTTATCATACTGTGATATAGCATCAAAAGGTAAGGAGGCTCCGCTATGACTTTTACACTCAAGCAGATATAGTTTACCACCTGTATATGCAATGAAATCACATATATTAACAGAGGTAAACTTATATCCTGTAACTTGATCATTCAATCTCAACAAGAATGTATCGGGAAAAGATTTAGACCAATCCTGCTTGAATTTTGTTTCAAATTGCTTGCCGTAATTTGGCATTACTGAATTCTAATCTCCGGAATTACATTTGTAACATTTCCCGAAATCAGAAGTATAGCAGAGTTATTGCCAAACGAGATATGAACATTCTTTGTCCTATTACTATCTAGCATTTTTGTTAACTCAATGATATCAATCATTGTAGAATAAGGTTCAGAAATCTCATTATTCGGATTTTCATACTGAACCTTCTCTGTGCTATTTTTCTTACTATCACTAACTGCAAGAGAATCTCTATTAAACTCAAGGCAGGCGGAAGACAGCATAGCATCCTGTGAGAACAGAGAGAATCGCTCAAGAGTTTCAAGAAGATTGCTTCTCGGAATACTTACAGTATACGGAAGTTCGTCAGAAGCAAGACCTCTAATACGGTCAACCGGAACACTCTTAAGCATAGTGTCATCGCAGGAAAGAATAGCGAAAAGAGAAACCGTAGGAGTAGTTAATGACATACGGGTCTGAATAATTTCATCACTAAGTTTCTCTGTTCCATATCTGAAATGAACATTCTCATTCTCGAAAAGTTTGAACAGCTTAACAATACGGGAATTGAGCAAAAGTTTAACATCATCAGGAAGTCCAAAATTATTCACAGTGGCTCCTGAAGTAAAGGTGATTGCACCCTTCTTATCAATATAGAAATACTTCTGCACCGCATTAGAAATAACACCCACATCAAGCTGACGACTATTTGAGTTCATAATGCTATTCAGAATATCAGAAGAAATGTCAAACTCAGAAACAACATTGTTCACTTCAATCTTAGGAAGAACCATCATAACAGAATCTTCAAAGATCAAAGGAAGTTTGTAAGTTCCGTTTCCTTTTACAACAAGGAACTTATCCGTAACAGAAAGTTCAACAAACTCAGTAGTAATTTTAGAAATGAGCTTAGTGAATAGCTCAGCATCTACAGTAGCATGTAAAGTATCAGGATCGTCAACAGGTACACTAACAGTAACAAAATATTCCTTGTTAGTTACAGAGATCTGAAGAACATTTTCCACAACCTCAAGTTCAAGAACTTCTGTAAGTTGAGAGATTGACTTTGCATCTACAGCTGCTGAAATAGTTGAGCAGGGCTTCTGAATAGTTTCAAGCCTAATTTTCATCAAGTATACCTCTTCTTTATTTGTATTGATTGTTTACTATGTATTAAGTATCCCATCCAGGGTATGGAATGAACTTATAACAGTTCATTAGTTCTCCGTCAATCTTAATAATCTCTCCTGTCATAATACGATTCTTTGTTAAGACAAAAAAGATCCATTCAGCAATATCGTGAACTGTTGACAGACGACCTGTAATGCTAAGATCTGCAATCGCCTTCATAAGATCTGGATCTGCGTACAGTTCGGGCTCTAGAAATGTTCCATCAAGACTTCCGTCAGGAGCAGGAACAATTCCGTCAATATTAAGAGAGTTAACAAGAATGTGTCTACTGTCATGACCAAGATTGTTTGCTGCCCACTTGGTCAGAGCATCACGACCTCCTTGGGAAACACAGTATTCCATATTGTCGTATCCTTTTACAGAAGCTGTGCTACCAATCTGAACAATCGCTTTCAGTTCAGGGTCTCCACTATATTTCTTTATAATGTTCATGTAACCGATAAGATTTACAGCAATCGCCTTAGC